GAACTGTTCTCTTTTTTCTTTATGTCGCTCGTCTGAACCTTCGTTTTGTTTATTCTCTTTTTCTTTTTTTTTTTAGTTGTTGTTTTATTATCTGTAATATTCTTCTACCGGTACCTCTCGAAGCACTTTGACACTGTTCGTTCTCACCTTGCCATCACATTTTAATGGTACAATAATAGAGTCCATGGTCACTTCTAGTTCTAATAGTGCGACGTCTGTCCAGCTGCCATAATTCAATGCCCACATTTTGTGTGACACGTGAATGCCGTAACTACATTCGATATTTATATCCGAATCGCATTTTTCTTCTCTGGTTTCTCCTAACACATACTTGAAATTCTGGTCTATGTCCGATATGTACTCACCGTTTATTTTGTGCACAGTCTTGTACATGATCACCTTGTCGTCTATGACATTAACCGGGAACATTCCAATATACGACGCAACTGTTGCGACAAATCTATCGAGAATAATTGTAGTAGTTTGTTCAGAACAATCAAGAATGACCGACTTATCATTATAATATGATACAATATTCTTACCAGTCGTATGTATTTTAACAGCGTCATCGACGAATAATATTGCGGCATTTCCGGATACGTTTTTCACTTTTACATTTCTGGATATGTTACTTACCGTCGCACTGCCGGATACGTTACTCACCGTGGCATTACTAAATACGCGATGCACCGTGGCATTACCGTGTACGTTACTCACTGTGGCACTATCGTGTACGTTACTCACTGTGGCATTGCCGTATACGTGATTCACCGTGGCATTACCGTGGACGTTACTCACCGCCGCACTGACGCGTACGTTATTCACCGTGGCATTGCCGGCTACGTCATTCACCATGGCACTTCCGGATACGTCATTCACCGTGGCATTACCGTGCACGTTACTCACTATAGCATTGCCGTATACGTGATTGACCGTGGCATTACCGTGCACGTTACTCACCGTGGCACTGCCGTGGACGTTATCCACCGTGGCATTACCGTAGACGTTATCCACCGTGGCATTACCGTGTACGTTACGCACGGTGACATTATCGTGCACGTTACTCACTGTGGCATCACCGTATACGTGATTCACCGTGGCACTGCCGGAGACGGTGCGTAACGTGGCACGGCCGGAGACGTTATTCACCTTCGCATCACCGGATACACAACCAACTGTTGCGCTGCCGTATACGTGATACACTGTAGCATTGTCGGATACACCATTCACTGTTGCGCTACCGTATATATTCACGAAAGCATTCGGGTAAAATTTATCGATACAATCGACTTTACCTGTTATGTTGATCTCGCCGGCATAGTTTATGTCGACTGCGTCCAGTTCCTCCTGTGTTTTGATTTCTATTCTCATATTGTTTATGTATGTTAGCGTTTTTACTTCTGAACCGGGCCTGCGTAATACTTCTGAACGAAGTACGACAAGTCTTCCTTGTAACCCACTCCCGACGCGTCGAATTTCCATCCGCCGTCACGGCGGTAGAGACGCCCGAACTCGATGGACGTCTCGATAGAGAAGTCCTCGTCTAATTCATATTTGGCGACTTCCGTGCCAGTCTCGTTATCGACTATGCGTATATACGAGCCGCGGACCATGCCGAAGTTCTGGCCGCGTGCCTGGGCTTCGTTTATTGACACGACGAACAACATCTCTTGAATGCTCGGGTCTAACGCGTTCACGTCTATTTTGATTTGCTCGTCGTCGCCGCCCGCGGAGTTGGCCCCGGTTCTGTCATCCCCGGAGTGCTTGATTGCGCCATCTGGCGATGCCGAATTGTTGTAGAATACGAAGTGGTTCTCCGTAGGAATCATCTTGTTTGAGTCCAGTAAGAATACGGAGCAGTCTAAATCGAATGCAGCGTTCGTGCCAGCGTTCGGGGTCCACCCCAAACCTATTGTGAAATTCTTCTGTGTAATCTCGATCTTCTGTCCTTTTGATAAGTTAATAGCCATGGTTTTATTTATTATGTTTATTTGTTTTATTTTTTATATCTACAATTATACAGGTAACGCGCGGCAATCAAAAATTATTTATTCGCGATTATCAAAAAAATTCAGCAGCAATGAAATCGTCATCATGATCATCCCGATTCCCGGGATGATCAGCAACCAGCACAACATGCGTCGTACGGGCTTCTCGTTTTTTGTTATCTTCCGTTGCTCTGCCAAGTCTTTGCCGAGCTTCGTGTCGCGCATTAGCGCGGACCATGTAGCGTCATCGGTTATAATCCGCAGTATGTGTAATGCTGCGAGATAATTTATTATAAGTAATATCTGTGTCATATTTTGTCTGTCATTATTTTATACACCCAGTGCTGTTCGTATTCGCCGCATGGGCAAACCATTCCATCGTTAGAAGCAATCAGCAATCCTCCAGAAGTTCCTTGCACGTACTTGCCGTCGACCATCTTGCCTGCCCTAGTACATTCTGTAATCTCTTCCGGACTGCAGCACGTGAACGGGTGACGGTTTCCACCATTTTGGAAGTCATTTATATTTCTGACCTGTTCGTCTGTGAACGGTGCTTCGATCATCTCAGTCATGTTAAACTTCAAGTCTGGTCAGTTCCAATATCGACTGTAGGTTTCTGCGTTCGACGTCGACCTCAGATATTGTATTCATCAATTCGATGTTCTCAATCTTCTTGAGGTATTCCTTGAGGGTCTCGGTCACCTTCGAGTCGATCTTCTTGATCTCGGTCAGCCTCGACTTGATCTCGACCTTCTTGTCCTCAAACTCGGCAATCTCACGGTTCAGCTCGCCGTACGTCGTGTTGTCCGTGGTGCATAGGTCTTGGATCTTTCTGAAGTCCAGGAACTTGAAAATGCCCTGGTCGTGCGTGTAGATGAAATAGTCCTCGCTGTCAGAAATCTTGAAAACCTCGAAGTACGTGTCCCCGGATAAACACGTCCCCACGAAATCGATAAGGAACAGGTTCTTTTGCAATCTGCCCATCAGCTTTCTCTCGATGTGATAGTCCTCCCACTGGTACTGATTCTCGGACTTGTAATCCGTGAGCTGTAAGAACAGCTCGCTGGGTAACGGCCACGACAGGTCTGTACCGTTCTTCGCGGTGTATGTCGTCAACGCCACGCGCTTCTTGTACCTGAAATCGTTGAAATTGTCTACCATGCAATTGTATATGCTTGCCAGCTGTAAGGACATGTACTGTGCATACTGCGCCTTGTCGTTGTTCAATGCCTTGATGTTTTCGTGCAGTATCTGTAAGCTCCGCTTCTTGCCGTTGGCTATCTTGTTCTCCAATGATTTGACCTGAGACGTTATTACTCCGTTATTCTCGTCTTTGGAAGTCTTCAGCTTCTGTAGCAATTCGACAAGGTGGTCTGTGTAGTAATAGTGATACTGCTCCAGCTTGTTGTAGCTGAGCTCGCGGTTGTCGACGAACACGTCGTGAACTACTTCCGTCTGGTTTAGGATGTCAGTGAGCACGCGGTTATCGAAATATCTGGCGTAGATCTTCATCTTGTTTATCCTGTCCTGTGACTCTTTAAGCACGATTTCGGCAGGGTCCTGTTTTATCTGCTGCGTGATTGTGGATGACATGGTGCCATCTTCTTGTAACTGTAACGTCACCGTGTCAGTTTTCTTCTTTCTGAATATGTTTATAATCCAAGTAAACGCTTTCATATTTGTCGGTTTGTATTACAACAATTATACAATTTTATTACGATGTATAAAAAAGACTTTGAGAATTATTCTCAAAGTCTTTTTACACTAATCACGGGCAGGCTAGTAATTAGTTTTTCCTTCTGTGCCCAGCTGTAGGACATTCTTCTTCAATTCGTTCTCCAACACCTCGAGTTCTTTCATGGCAGACTTGCGGGTAACCTCGCCTTCATCTTTTATGCGTTTAATGTCATTAAGAGTAGAAACCAAATCCTGTTGCACTTGGCGTAGGGTGTCGATCGCGACAACGCCGCGCTCGTTCTGTTTGGCAACTGCTATGCTGTTTATTTTCAACATCTCGGAGTTTTTCTTCAATATTGTGTTGGTCGTGTCGTAAATCTTTTCCTGCACGTCGAGGATATTCTTTTGTCGCATCAACGCAACGGCGATGGCGATTTGATTTTTCCATAACGGGATGGTCGTCGTTACAGACGACTGGATCTTCTCGACCATCGACATGTTGTTGTTCTGCACGAGGCGAATCTGTGGTAAAGATTGAATGGTAATTACCCGAGTAATCGCCATATCCGCTAAACGCTTGCTCAAGCGATTCAAGAACTCTCTGCTGTCCGAGATTTGATAATCTTCGTACTGCTCTGGATTCATTTCCATCAGTTTCAACTCCTTGTCGAGCTCATCGTACTTTATGTGACCCGCAACGATTAACTGCTCGAGGTCCTTGATGTATTCTATGTTCTGTTCGAACAGGCTCTGTAATTGGTTGTTGTCTTTTATGATAGTCAAACGGCCCTGGTCCAACTTCTTCACGATGCCGTCGATGTTGTTCGACACTGTGTCGTATTTCTGGAAAATCTTCTTAGTGCTCATCATCAGGTTCTTAAGCCCGGGAATCTGCATCATGATGCGTTTCAATCCTGACTGCTGTGACGGGTCGATGTCGATGTAATTTACTTCTGCAAGCAAATTGTTAATGGAACCGCCAATCTCGCCGGCGTCGAAAGAACGAACATTCTGTAAGAACGAGTCTGAGTGCCCGGCCAATTTGTTCTGTAACTCCAGGCCGAAATTCAAAATCGAATTGCTGTCCTTGGTTTTCAACGAATCGCCCATTTTCGTAAACTTGTCAATCTCCTGTGACGAGTATTTAGATAGATCCGGTTTACCGCTCTTATCGAGAGAGATAATTGAAACCGCGTTGGCGTTCACTACTTTGTTTGTAGGTTCTACTTGTACAGATTGTACTACTGGTTTTTGAGTTTCGTCAATAATCTGGGCGTCCTCGATGCTCGTGTTATTTGTGTCCATTTATGGTATGTTTTTAATTTATACAATTATGTGGATAAATAACTATATTCGGAAATTTATTCTGTAATATTTGCGAAAACCCCGATAATCGTGAACTACTGTCTGTATTTAGATGTCGTTATTTTTATCAAAGAATAGATGGCGATGACTACGAACACTAAGTTTATGAACATTGATGCCGGCGCGTTTATCGAGAATGAGTACAGTACGAACATGAAAGAACCACACAGGTTTAATGTGTGGTACTTCCAGTCATTCTGATTCAATCTATTTGTAGATAGTAAGAAATACGATAGTATCAATAAGAACGAGCCAACCCAACTTATGGACACGAACATCATTTGTTTGTGAGTTTTAATAGTTCTGAATGTCCTATGCAAGATTCTGTGAAAATCCTTATAACGCCTACACGCTCGAAATACACATCTTCAATGAACATCTCATTTACGAAAGTCTTGGCCCTGTCGAAATACAAAGTCGCCCTATCCATTGGGGGCAAACACGTATTGCCTCCAATCACGAATTTCGTGAAACTCGATAAGTAAGTTTTTAATTCTTCTGTCGTCATGCGTTTATATATTAAGAAACCCCACATTTTAGTTAATTTGTGGCGTTTGTTATTTCACCAACTTGCTAGGTTTGTAGTTTCTCTCTATTGCCTTGACCTTCTCTTCCAAATTACGGAAGTTGTCGGCATAAGACTCAATCTTGTTATATTCGTTGCCGATGGCGTTGTGATACAACGTCTGTAATATGGTATCGGATTGGTAGTTCAGAAACGACGTACAGTCATCAAAATTCGCGTCCAATATATACTTCACGACTCTAGTGTTCATCTGGAACTCGTGGTTCTCCATAATCTTGTTGAGACGCACGAGACTCTTGACATAGTAGTAGTTCAGGTAATTCTCTATTACGGGGTTTGCCTCGGACATCAGTTCCGCGAAATACAGGAAATAGTTATGTCCGTTGTCAATTCCGTATTTCTTCAGCATCTGGCATATTCTGTGTTCGTGCGCGCCGGTGATGACGATGTCATCCAGGAAAAGGCATATGTTGTCTTTCAGTAGTTCTGCGTCAACCTTGAACGTATCGCCTGACATGACCTTCATTCGCTGCTCTTTGCTCATCTCGCCGTATTCCTCTTTATAAGAACTCTCGCGGAATATCTTAGTCTCTATGACAGGTTTCAATCCGTACTCGTATAACGAGCGATTCAGGTGTCTGACGAAGTAATCTTTCATTGCCCAAGTCGCAGTGGGAATGTGCACGAAAGGCGATGCCATTACCACGATACGCTTCTCTGGCGCATTCTGCAATTGCTGTAGTATGTCCAGGAAGAACTTAGTGCTTGCGAACTTGGTCCACAGCTCGTGACCGTACTTGCGTGCGATGCTCTTAGAGCCGAATTTGAACTGTGAATATTCTTCTGGTAAGAAATGTATGTCGTTCTCGTTCGTGAACGTGTACGCTGCTATTCTGATTGTTTCCACGTTTTATAAATTTCTGGTTATTTGACGTACTGTTCTAGTACATTTTCTATCTTGCAATCTTCATTTAAGTGTGTTGACATAAATCCATAAGCTGTAGAACCAATGTAATCTGTCACGAGGTTGTCTCCGATATGTAGTATGTAACTAGACTTTGACATTGCTGCCATGTGCACAACTCTGAAAAATCTAGGGTCAGGCTTTGAAAATCCCAGTTCGTTAGAAAAAAATGTCTCGTTGAAACAATTCAAGATGTTGTGGTGTTTTAAAACCTTTCTCAAATACTGTCCGTCCTGTAACACAGTATTTGATGAAATATACATTTTGTAATAATCTGATAAAATGTTTAATTTTTCTGCTATGTCTCCGTGTATAAGTTCTGGCATGTTGTCCAGGAATAATGCGGTGCACTTGTTTCTTACATCTTCGATAGTGACATCACATAATGCAAGTTCGTTGTGTATGATACTATACACATCAAAAGACCTGAAGTGAAATCCGAATGACTCGACTTTTGTATCGATGTCATGTTTTATCTTCTTGATAGTGTAGAGTATCTCTTCAACAGTCATATGCGTATATTGCTTGAGATACTCGGCTCTCGCGTCGCTGAAATTCGGATTACTCTTAATCAGTGTGCCCCACAAATCGAATGATAGTGTTTTTATTTCAGTCATGTCTATTTCGTTTTCTTTGTTATGTTGTTTTTAATCCAAGTATTTCGCAATCTCTCTTGCGTCTGTCTATGAAGCCTTCTGATAGAACGCCAGTTCTCTCTGGTCGTTATCTAGTGTTAATTTGAATATTTTCGTGTTACAAGTAATGCGTAAAAAACATTCGGAAATCTGAATAACTCTTTCACACAGAAACAATAACTATCATCGTGCTTCCTGATTGTGTCTCGCCATTTTGTGAAACATAAACGGAACTATAAATATCAATAATGTCACCCCTGACATCACCCAGTCGAAATTCTCGGACTCTATCCATTTCGTTTCAGGGCAAAAGTGTACCAATACGGATGCGAACAATTTTAAACCCAAAATGCCGATCACGACGAACGCACATGTCTCTAGGAATTTATATTTCTCCATCAATAATACAAATTTCTGTGCCACGAATCGCATTGCCAATATGCCTACGAACACGCCGAAGCATATCAACACCATGTTATTAGAGAATGCAACTACAGCGAATATGTTGTCGATTGAGAAAGCTATGTCCATGACCTCTACCATGATAACTGTAGACCAGAAGATTCCAAAATACCCGACAGTCATCTTGTACAACCAGTTGCCACTCTTGTCGATTACGTCGTCATCGGTTTTCTCTGTGGACTTACCCTTGAAATATGAATATGTCATCCACATCAAGTATATACCGCCTATCGGCTTCAGCCACCATATCTGTGTCAACATGCCTGCAAAAATCAGCGCCAAGCCCCTGAACACGTAAGCGCCGACGATGCCGTATTTCAAAGCCCTGTTACGTTTTTCCGCAGGCAAGTCAATGACCATCGTCGCTAAAACCGCGGCATTGTCTATTGATAATAATATTTCTAACAACGTGATGTTCAAGATCAAGAACACCGCCGATAACGGGTTGCTGAAAATCTCAGCGAACATTTGCATAATTGATTGTGTCATTTTTATTTTTATTTATTGGTTTGATTTATATGTTACAAGTGTATGTGTAATCCGCGATATTCAAAAATCCACACGTAATGTCGAGTAATAAAACGTCATATCACAAAAGATATTTGTGATTGTTAAACATTTTGGGGATTCTGGTATAAAACAATATACAATGAACTCAAGCACTAAAAAGACATAAAAGGCATACAAATGACATCAAACATCGAGAAATTATTCATGAACTGGGTTTTGAAGAAACCTGAGCACTTCAGAAACGTACAAGGGTTCTACTTCGAAAACGAGGATATTAAGTTCGTATACAACTGTATACGTGAAGAATACATGGGGAGTACTGACAAGGTGGTTCCTGGAAAGAAGGAGATTTACAATCTGGTCAAACTCTACGACAAAGATGACAAGATTCCTTTAGATTTCATAAAGGCCTTGTTGAAGAATGACTGGGACGAGTTCCGCCCTGAATTCATAGAACCTCGGTTCAAGGCGTGGGTCTTGTCTAATTCCACTATAAACGGCCTGGTAGACAGCATAGACGACATCAAGGGTCTGGATAAGACAGATTACAACAAAGTGCAGGAAGCCGTATCCAAAGTAAGATTAAAAATAGATAATGCCATCAACATCCAACTCGAGAAGGGCAGTATAGGACTGGATTTCGACGACGAGGACGCGCACGACCAGGATTTGGAGGCTAACAAGATAACGACAGGTTATCCGTGTCTCGATGCTATAACAGAAGGCGGATGGGACAGAAAGACATTCAACGTTCTGATGGGCGGACCGGGTTCCGGCAAATCTCTGTGGATGCAGAATTTCGCTGTAAATGCTGTGAACGCCGGTTACAATGTCGCATACATCACACTAGAACTGAGCGACAAGAAATGTCTAAAGCGTATAGGAAGCATGAGACTCGAGATTCCAATCAACCAGTATACAGAGCTCGCTAAAGACAAGGAGTACATGAAGCAACGCATCCAAGAGATGAACAGTCGTAATGGCGGGGGGATAATAGATAGCAAGCCCGGTAAATTATTCATTAAAGAATACCCGTCCGGGTCTGCCACGATTTCAGACGTCGAGAAATATCTCAAACAGGTCAAGGAAGAGGCCGGCATAGATATTGACATGCTAGTCATCGATTACATCCAAATCATGGGCACTGAGAAGGGCGTGGACAGGAACATGCTTTACCTCAAGGGCGAGCACTTGGCAGTTGGATTGAGGGCAATCGCGCAGAAATTCAATCTCGCGCTGTTGACCGCAACACAGATCGCCAAAGACAAGTACGGCGCCAACGACATAGCGTTGAACGACATACCGGAGAGCAAGGCGATTGCAGATACCGCAGACATGGTCTGGGCAATCATATTGACGCCGCTGATGAAGATGGAGAACAAGTACCACTTGAAACACGTTAAACTGCGTGACTGCTCTACTGACTATGAGAGAGTAGGATTCAGTTTCAACAAGAATATATTGCGTGTAACTAACGACCACTATATAGAGACGACACTACTGTAAAAACAACCACAACACATAAACAATGGCAAAAAAACGCAATTCACAAGTAGACGATGATACCGAAGAATTCGGTTCTGGTAGGTACATAAACGATGGCAGCCTATTTGACAAACACGAATTCGAGACGGAAGACGATGACGAGCCAGAAGACGATAATTTCAATATCGACGACGATGAGAAGAAATCTACATATGCCAACGAGTTAGAAGGCGACGACGAAGAATTGACTGAAGAAAAACCAAAGAAGAAGCGCGGCATTCAGAAACCGAAATTGATTGGAAAGCACTCGCTGTCGTACGACACAATATTCAAAGGCAAACAAAATGTAGCACCGGTGGCAGACCTAGAGTACCAGTCAGAGCACATTATCAAAAACGGCGGTGGTTCATTGGACATTAACGACAGCGACCTAGAGTCAGAGGAGTCACGCAATAGCATAGACGCGTATCGTGATATTAGACTGAAACACGAAGTGCACAAGTTGTTATCGACAAACACTGACATAAACTTCACTACAAACAGACGCAAGCCTGCGAAGACAGACTTCAATGCTTATTTCGGCATACTTCTAAAAGACCTTATACAATACGGTTATACACGCACTGAGATATTTATAGAGCTGTCGGGATATTTCTCGGACAACGTGTGGAACATGTTCCAGTTGCTAGACAAACAATACTCGGGCATTATAATAAAAGAGCTGAAGGACAAATACGGGCTGTCAGATATGGATAAAATTAATTTCTTTTATTAATTGAAAACGTACTCTTACGAGTCTTTCAGTTTTTATAATATGTAATTCTTTTCAGGCTGCTATTCTATCTCTACAATATACCCACAACGCTTCATGAAACGCATGAAACTTATGAAACTTGTACGGGTCATGGCCTTCGCCGGCAATACGTCAGAATCGTTAAATCGTTGAAGAACCAGCAAATCGCCTTTCAGTACCTTGTACTGAATCAGCTTCTCACTGTTCTTCTTGAAATAAACGTTCTTGCCATACATCGAGCTGTAGCCATTGTAATCATAGGTCACGTATATCTTCAACCAGTTTTTCAGACTAATCTGTTTCTTGTCTGCGAATGTCCTCGCCGCAGAAATTCTAGAGAACGCGACGCATGAATCTATTTTTTCCATGCAGCTTCTGCTGTACGCGTAGTATGTTTCCGGTGATATTATCATGTTTTGTGAGTTTTACTGTTTTATTTATTATCGAAATTAGTGTTAACATTGTTTATTATTACGCATTGACCAAATCGTTAGCAATGTTACTGAAAATGTGTTTAATTTTGTGTGGAAGACCGGACGTGGTATTGCTCATATTTTATTTTTTTAATTTCAGATTAATCGTTACAAATTTCGCGTCATACTTATCAAGACACCTGTTGCGGTCAGTCTTCAGTATGCGCGAGTACGCAATCTTGTCGATGCGTTTATAGTACTGGTTTGCCTCGTCGTCTATTATGATGTAATCGGTCATACCGTTGTCTATATTCTCAATGACGTAATTCGCTCTGTCGTGTTTGTTTCCGAAATACAAGTTGTTCACAATCACGCCGCGTCGGACAAGGAACGCCTTGTAGTGGGCTTCGTCTTTGAACTTGCCGTTCCACGATGAAATCATGCACAGGTCGGCGTCGTAATGCTCTATTATAGCATTGAGCGCGTCTATCGCATCAGACTTGAAGAAGTGTTCTTCGTCCACGTCGTACATGTCCTTCGCGTCAGGCGTGTATATGTTCTCGTCGTAAGAACACAACACGCCGTCGACGTCCAGGAATATTATGAATCTGCCGTAGTCCATTACTTTTCCGGTTGTAAGTAGAAATACAAGAACTTGGTATCTAGCGCGCACATGCCAGCACGGATATTGTCAATCTTTCCACTCTTCATGTTGAACATGACGCTGTGAAACGGTCTCTCGACTTCCTTCATCATTGTTATAGCGAAATCTTTCTGCGTCTCGAATCGGCCCTCGTTCAATACGTGTTTCCATTTTGAATTGAGCATATTCTCAAGCTTCACCCACTCTTCGTCCAGTCTCAGTATGAACTCTGTGCGTTCCTTGAAGTACACACAGAACTCAGAAATCTCGTTCGTCTTTATGACATTCACGATTTCATACGGCGACACGCCTGTCTTGACGTGGTGAACTGAAACATATGCCGGGTTTTTGATCTTGACGCGTTCCATGGTCGTCTTGTCCATAACTATATAGCCCTCTTCCTGCCAGGACTTTCCGGCAAATGTCGCGCATATCTCAGCCTCGTTTTTAAGGTCGTGCACCTTGACTTGTACTAGGTCAAAATCGTGTATGTGTAATTCCTTATAAGTGCTCATGTCTCTCACACCGTGAAGGACCAATTTAGAAGTCTGGTGTTGTGTGACCACGATGTTCCACGGCGTACAAAGCTCGAACATGTAGTTGTGCTTTGTGTTCAGTCTCGCTAGGAACGACTCCTTCGAGCCGTACATCAGCGCGGCTGTGTTCCACACGAGTTCTGCGAAAGTGTACTCCGCACCGTTCGACGTCGTGTCCGCGTCGATGGTGCCTGACGTGGACAGTCTCCACTCGCCCCTGTGATACCATAACGTTATCAATGAGCCGTCCTCTTTCTCGAACACGACCGAATTTGACCAGTCTATTTTGGCAGCATAACCTTCTTGCACGTTGAAGAATTTGCGGTACGGATACGCAACGACATTCCAGTCGTCGGCACTGTCCAGTATGATGCCACGGCAGTCGTACAGCGCGGATTTCGTCCAGTCTGCCTCTATGGTATTGTATTTCAATAACACCAGGTCGTCCTTACGCTTTACCTCAAGTTTAAGCAAATCTTGCACGTGTTGAAGTCCGTGTGCCCTGAGTAATGTTTGTATCTCTAATTGCATGTCGTTTTATTTTTATTTATTTAAAAGTTACGTTCTTGAAATGTTTCATCAAATCCTGGTCATCCATCATCTGCTCAGCTGTTGGTTTCATTGTGAACCCGTTCAGGTCCTTCTGTGCGATGTTGTTCAAGCGTATCAAAAGGCTTCTCGAGTACAATACGACCATCTCGACTTCAGGTCTGTCATCTTCGCCATCCATCTCGTCGAACCAACTGCCGGGGGCTAATAACCCGAACTCAGACAACAGGCGACATAGACGTGCGACCTCTTTCGTATAACCCTCAGCCTCGCACAGTTTAATCTCTTCGTCTAATGTATTAAGCATGGACTCGAGATTACCAAACGGTTTTATATCTGCTATAACTATTGTTCTGTCTGCTTGCATAAATTCTTAATTTGTTTTGATATGTTGAAATGATACCCTGTTTTTTTTTTCGATCTCCACCAATTTATTTATATTACTCGCAGTCACGAAACCATCGCGCTTACAAGAACAAAAATTGGTGACGAATTCTTTATACGATTCGTCGGCACCGAGGTCTTCCAATTTTGCGGCCTCACACCTGCCGATGACCGAACAAATGTCTGCCCAGTTGATTCTGTGATAAATGTATATGGAACATATCTCCTTATTTTTGAGAGTCTTCTGTTTACACGTATTAATCTCAATCTTAGAGATTTCAGGCTGTCCTAGGTAATCGAACAGCTGCGCCTTTCCTATCAATTTCCTTGTCCTTATCATGTCTTAAAGTTTTACGAATAATTCCGCTATCTCTTCTTCAGTGTGGCTGTATATGAACTCGAGTCGTTCTACAATCGTTGCGAAATGCCCGTTGTTGAACTTGTCGAATCCGGCTTCCAGGTTACGCTTGTCGTAATCGGGTCTGAAACGCAATACGGTCCCACCGTTGAACTTATTCTTTATGTGCTTTGCATTATCGTACAATTCGTGCAAACGCTTGTAACGAGTCTCGAAATCAAATTCATTCAAAGGCTGGAACATGTCCGTGACCTGTCTTGAAGTGTATCCCTTGTAGATCGGGTTCTCAGTCAAATATTCCGCCAGAGACGCAAACATCTTCACAACACCGTCCGTGGTATCCACGGCAAATCTGCTGGGTCTGAAGAACTGATTTACCAAAAGCAATTCGAAGAAATCATGATATTCCTTCGCATCTTCTAATTCCTGGTAATTGAACCCCATGATTTCCGCAATTCTCACATGGTCAGTGGTTATCAAAATATTATAACCTGGGTTGTCTTTCATGTAGAATTGTAAGCCTTTCTCGCTAAGCGTCAGTCCGCAATGTGCGTACATCTTACTCAATACCGGGTTCTTCATTACGTTCATATTAATGTTGTTTTTATGGTTAATAATACATTCTTGTACTTTTCCATGAACTCGTCATGTTGTCCTATGTTAATCTTCTTGTGTTCTTGATCCCATTAATCTTTCGTATTAAATCAGATTCATATTCCATACTGTAAATATAACAATAATATTCTTAATAAAAAAATTATTTTCACGTAAATAACGAAAGTCTTGGTAACCAAGACTTTCGTTATTTTATTCTTCCAGCGATTTCATGTGTTTCATTTCGCCCCTCGAGTATTCTATGAGCGAGTTCAACAGTCCGTGCATCATAGACATCTCGGTTATGCCTGTTTCCTTGCGCATCAGAGAGCCCTCCAATTTCGGTAGATGTTTTATGACGTCCTCTTTCGAGTATGCTTCTATGTCCCTTATCAGCAGGTACGTCTGTGCCAACTGGAACGCGAACGTCTTGTATATGTCCGCCACGGAATCCTTCTTTCCGGGAAAGTCCTTGTGCGTGAACAGATTTATCTTTGCGACGCAATCAGTCCTCTTCACTAGGTCTCCCATCAGTGCCAGTTTTATGTCTTTGCGCCATTCCGGGACTCTCGAATAAAAGCTCAAAAGGAACCTGAAACAACGTTTCAACTTGTAGTGTTTTATGTCGTCAGTCAACTCGTACATGCGAGTCACCTGGTTGTCAATAGTTTGTCTGTGATACCCGTATGTGGTGAACAAAGAGTTGTTCACCTCGAAAGGATAACCCTTGAAAACCTTCACGACAATTCCGTCTTCCAGCACTCCGAGATTCGCATTCATCTTCTTCTCTGGCATTTTCAGTTCTGCAAACAATTTTACGAGCTCGTCATTATAGTGGTGTACTGTATCGTGGTTCTCCTGTATGGTCCCAAGAGAATCGACAAAAACAAGCACGTCGTAATCTACCGACGACGCGGAACCGAATATCTGGTATCTAATCATAGCTGACCCAATTTTCAAAAGCGTTAATAAATATTGTCATGTCGAAATCTTTCAACCGTCTCTGTTTGCCCTTGAACTCGGCCGTGTCTTGGACCAACCTCATGGACACTTCCATATCGGTCGCGTCTGTGACATCCATCATCTTCGCCATTTTGACAGATTTGAGTTCAAGCATCGCGTTCAGTTCCTTGCGCTGTTCGTCCAGCAAAACCTTGAACTTATTGATGTGGTTCATTGTTATATCTCCGTCTTCCGCAATAATCTCATCTAACACCTTCACAAAGGCGTAGTTCGCGATATTGAATTTGAATTCCCTGTTCATCAACAGCTTTGCATATACGTATCCCCTGACTATGTGCCCGAACCGCTTGCGTTTCTCGTATGGCGTCGTCGCCTTCGTGAAGTGCTTGCAGTCGCGTCTCGCGAAGCCGTTATAGCTCCTGATTATAGTGTACGTGTTGAAATAGTCTCTGTACACGTGCATGAAACCCAATAACGTGTTCTTCAGCTCCTCCGAATGTACGACCTCGAAGTTTATGGTACTGTCGCCGTTTATGATGTTCCTGACGAACGTGTGCAGCGACACGAAATTGTGGTCGACGCCTTCTTCCTTGTACTGCAGCTGGTGGTTGGTCCACACGAAGGACTTGAGCTCGTTTTCAGACGTCGCGTAGATGTACAAAAAATCTTCATCCGATTTCTCAGTGTTGGTTCCGTATAAATGAGAACCGACCCTCACTTTCGCGAGAGTCGCGTTCTTGAGATTATCGAATAATCCCTTGTCTGTGAAGTGTATGTTCATCTACTCAGTTTTTAGTAATCTGTGTCCATTTACAGACCATCGTCTTTCGTCGACGTGTTTGACAAGATATTCTCCGTCTTTTTGCCACTGTTCTGCCACTCTATTGAATCGCATTTCGCCGCTTTTTGCCAACGTCTTAGTCACGCGGTCTATGATATAAGTACGCTCTGTCGCCCTGTCCGAAGACCCGGTACAGTTGAACATCTCTATGACATCGCCGATCTGTATTTCTTTAGTATTCATTTGAGTAATTTGAGTTTGTTCTTACCTTGCCGTGACCCTTAGGCTTGCGCGCCTTGCCTCCGAAATGGTAAGCCTTGGCACCGTCGCCAAATTTTTGCTTGAAGTTGTCCAGTATGCCTTTTGCGTTTCCAACGACGCGCACGACCTCGACGAAATCGTCGAACACGATATACTCGTCGTTACAGCTGCCGAATACAGGTTTGTTGTAAGGTTTCATCTCGTACACGAAAAGCGGTACGGGTTTGGGGTTCGATATATCTGACGGACACACTGGGGCTTCGCCGATTTTCGTCTTATCGAATTCAATTTTAGCGATTTGATAATCATTCCAGGCTTTATTGCTTGCTGCATTATAACTGGAGTGCGACGCGAAACCGCCCGCGACTATCGACTGTATCGTTCCGTGTGGAACTGGGTTCGTGTGCAGGAAAACTATCTTGCCCGGACCACCGATGACATCTCCGATTTTGAACCGTGTACCTGTTGTATGATAAAAAATAGTTTTCATGATGTAAATATAGCAATAATATTTTAATCTGTGAAATATTTTTCCATTATTTCTTCGTGAACCTTTCGCACCTTGGCTTCCACAGCGTTGTTGTACTCGTTGCCTATGACGAAATCGTATTTTTTATCACATTCAGGTAGTTGCGTCGCCATGCGTATCTTCCACTCCTCTTTGGTCGTGTAATCCCTTCCGTATGTCGCGACTATGGGGCTAGTTGATTTAACGCCGATTATTAAATCACAGTGCTTATCAAGACCGGTCTCGAACAATATCGCAGATTCGACGAGAATGTAGTTCTCGATGCCCGCGTCTTCCAATGACTTCTTGTATTCTGACAGATTCTGTCTGACACACTCGCCAACGACTGTTGTTACCCACTCCAGATTTTCCGTAGACTCCGGCGTCCCTGCATACAGCAGCGATTTGGCATATTCGACGTTGATTAATTTCCCGTCATAATACTTTTCGCCAAACTTTTCAACGAGTTTTGTTTTCAAGTCCTGGTTCTTCATCTGTACGGCTCTTGACACTATATCAGTGTTGTATATGATCGCGCCGCATTCTCCAAATATATGACTTATGTGGCTTTTACCAGAACCCATAAGTCCCGTGATGCCGACGATTAATATCTCAGTTTTCTTCATAATGTTATACACGTGGTTTTAGTTTAATTCTGTTCATATCTGTGCCCAGTAAAATCTTCTTCAAGTCGTTCTTTGTTATGCATATGATTTAAAATAATTATACAACATTAAAGTGAGACTATTTTTTATCGGTCACGTGCTGGTTGTTAGTTATGTCGAATGCTGAATCTGCTAGACGTTTTACTCTGAACGCCCATGCAAACGCATTAATGCGGTAAGTGTACTGTATGTTCGTTTTCTTGTCGGTCCAATACATTTGATATATGTCTCTGTCCCATCCGAAATATACAGTCCAAGTTATAGCGTTACATACGGTTGCACTAACAATATGTGATAATGCGAATATTAATTTAATTACTGACCAAATCATGTTTTTATGTTTTTATGTTTTCTTGTCTTCCAGTAAGTTTGATTCGATATAATCGAACATCTCTTTGAACTTGTCTCTGTACAACAGCACTTTAAATTTCGCATAACCGACACGATATTTCTTCAACATGCCAGAACCTGTATTCGTGCCCTGTGTCATGTTAGCGATAACGTCGCAAATCTTGACGAACGAACCCTCTTCCGTGGTCTGTAGTAAATCATAGTACTCTTTACCGTGTCTCTCTTCCCGGTTCTTGCCGCGCAGTTCGGTACACGCGAAGACTATGTCAGCGACTTCCACTCCCCATTCATCTTTGACGTCGTTGTAAGTCAGCCTGCAGTCCTCTATCAAGTCGTGGAATATGGCACCGATGACGACGTTGATGTTGTTGTCCATGATGTGCGAGAACTTCAGCGCAAACTTCATGACCATGTCGATGTGATAGAAGTACGGGTAACCGTCGTAACTCTGTCTCACGTTGTGGTGTGTAGTCAACGCGAAAAGTCGTGCCTTGTAAAAGTAACGTAATTTAGGTTCTCTGTAGTGTTTCACGTAACTGAAACAGATCGTGGTGTAGTAATAGATTATGTACACCCAGTACCGGATAAATTTGGAAATTGTTTTCATATATTTATTTATTTGTTTTTTTTGACAACCGTTTCAACTCTTCAATCTCTTCTGCCGTGTACACACGTCTCGCCCTGGCAACTTCTTGTTTTGTGTAGTCGAAGACCTCGTAGAGGTTTGTGTCTTTGTTGCGTTTGTACTTGGGTTTCATGGTGCCTTTCACGTCGACCATTGGCATCGCGAACCCTTTGATATTCTGTCTGAGAGTGTCAGACATGGCGAGTTTCACTTCTATCGCCACATCGTGTATGTCCGTACCGTCGTGCCAGTTTTCGACGGTCAAAACGAATACCATGTATCCGCCGTCCTTGGCGACGTCGTGGTATGCCTTGACGTCGGACGTGTGTATGTTCGTGTTAGAGACAATTACCACGTCTATGCCTTCGGCAATACCGTTCTTAAACTCTTGCTTACACCACATATGTGCGTGACCGAGTTTGTCAAAATCCCAGTTGTATTTACCATCGTGGTCCATGAAGAAATCATCAGAACTGCAAATTAATGCGGTTCTGCCCGTCATCGATGCGTTTGAATGCAACTCGTCCGACAGAGACGATTTGCCGCAACCTGGTATTCCTCTTAGGATGTATGCAGTCTTCATTTTACAAATATATGAATTATTAACGAAATAAAAAATTAATTATCATTTTGTGTATTTTTACGTTATGTCATCATGTATTCTTTTTCTTCACTGAAATTACGAGAGAGCTTGCGCGTATATTTGTTTATAAGCTGTCTGATTCTCTCGGACGTTAAATCGCACACCATACCAATCTGTTTATAGTTCAAAGACTTGTACGTGTTAATTCCGTGGTATAGCTCAATCATGCATTTGACATGCTCTGGTAATGTATTTAACATAACCTGAATACCGCTCTTCATATCTACATCATGCAGTCTCGCGTCAGGCGCTAAAGAATTGTCATCTGTGAGAACGTCCAATAATGTCAGTTCTTCGCCAGTGCTATGGTTGTTTATCGGTTTTGAAAATGACCGAGTGTCTACACAATCATTTTTCAATCGCGACAAATTTGATACGGCATCTTGTTCGCTAAGTAATCCTAGTTCTACAGCACGCAGTGCTAATGTAGTCACGTCGATGTGATAATCTTGTTGCTGCTCCATCTCTCTCTCGAGCTGGTTTAGCTTGTGTAATATCGCTTGTCTGTTTTGTGGAACCCTTATGTTTTTGATATTATCTCTAAGACAACCCAAAATCGCGTGCTTAATCCAGAATACTGCATAGGAAATAAACTTGTGACCCTTAGTATAGTCATATCTGTCTATAGCCAGGCATAGGCCGACATTTCCTTCGGCTATCAGGTCTTCTAGCGTCAACGCGCCGTGCGCCAATCCCTGATATTGTTTTGCGACAGAAATCACAAATAATAAATTTCGACTTATCAGTTCGTTGTGCATTTTCGTATTACCTGCTCGCAACTGCCTGAAATATTCAAACTCTTCATCCCTCGTCAATTTACTGAAATGTCTTATTTCCTGCATGTATAAATTATATATCTCCCTGTTATTTACAGTGATGATAGTATTGTGTAATGTTATGTGACCTTTCGCCATAATTATATCGTTTTACACAATTATGTGTCTTTTTAATGTCAAATAAAAAATATATATGATATGGACAACATAAAATCTGGCGACCAGCTGTTTATAAACAATAAGTGGTATTTTGACGTTAAAAACATTGACGGGCAAGATATTAAAGTGCGCATCATGTATTACGAGGGTGCAAACAAGGATTATTTCCTCTATAAGGTAATTAGGTTGCCTTTATCGCTATTCAAGGATTGTGTGACAGATAAGTTCATGATCAGGTGCGCAGTGTCAGAAAAAGACCTTAAACACCAAATCGGTGGGTTAATGGACAGGTTGGTGAAAGAGTCTGACATAATGAGCATAGTCGAGGACATGGGTGCCGTATCGAGTGCTGGAATGTCTGGCACTCCAGGAGTACCTAGTTCTGCAGGTTCAGGCGATATTGGTAGTTTCGGCGGAGGTTCTTCTGTATTGCTGGCTAATTCTTTCGGTCTTGAGATAATACCTAAGGTCAACAGGAAACAACTCAAGAAGATAATTAAGAAAGGTCACAATACTAAAAACGGTATACGGAAACCTCTGTTGAACTTGATGAAAGAGGAAGTGTCCTCTGATGTATTGGCTTCTGATAACGATTACAAATTACAATTATACCAGTTCCTAGACTATCCTACAGACAATGATATGGACATAAAGTTCATAGAAGTCATAAACGATTGGCGTGCGAGTTTCTTGGAAGCAAGTAGTCAGAGAGTCAAACAGTACTTCAAGGACCTGTACAAAACTAACAAAGCACTCATCAATGATAAGTGCTCTGAGTGGTTTCAAAATAACATTATTATTTTAGCGGACGTTCCAGCTAGCGCATAAGCGGCACATAGAACCCGCCCCAAATCAACAATGCGTTGGTTATGATGAGTCCTATTACGTACCACTTCAATTCCTTCCATTTATTTTCTTTAGCATAAGCAGCGAAAGTCACCATAGAACTCAGCAACTGCAGTATCATGAATATTATCTGCGGCTCCATTTTTTTATCCTGTTTATTAGTGTGTTGTCTATTTCATAATTCGCGTCATGTAACAATTTTCTAGTCTCTGACAGATTGTCGTTGCGCTCTTCCAACTGTGTGTGCAGCGAATTGATGTGATTTCTCATCTGCGCATTCTCGTTGTCCAATACTTCTATACGATTCACGCAATTTGTCAGCTTCTCACGCACTTCCGAGTTTATCACGTTCAGATTGGTCATCTGCGCTGCCAACGATTCATTAGCGCTAGTCAATCTGTCAATCTCGTCGAAATATCTTTCACGCTCCGTTTTCAATTGCTGCTCCGTTTTCAATTGCTGCTCTGATTGCGCGTAATTCTGTTCCAGTATACGTAAGGTTTCGGCAATTCCCTTGATCGTCTCGTCCAACAGGTTATTGACGTCATTGTTCAGCTCGTCGTCAGTGTACGGGAGTTTTGTCGCATCATCAATCTTGACTAATGGCACTGTCATGTTGCTTATACTCTCACCCAAATCTGCAATCTCGCACACTAGCTTATCAGTCTTCTTAGACATGTCTACGCCGCGTTTGGCGAGACGGTTAAGGAATACATCGTCTGATTTTTTGATTTCTATTTTTCCCAATTTGACTGCGTCTTTCTTCTGCTTCATTATGCGGTTCTTCAGCATCAAGTGTGCGGTCTCTGCGTCTTTTTTAGTCGGTTTCTTTCCGGACCAGATGTACAACTTTCCGTCATCACTGACCCATTCTAAGTCTTCGCCGAGAACGACTGAAATGCTCCTGTTAACTTTATGTTTAGCAATCAACGCGGAATACGCTCTGAAACCGCCGTCTTCTTTGGTTATTTTCCAAAGATCAATCAAAAAATCTAAATAGTTATTCATCTTGTATTTGTTTATGTATTTGTTTATTTGTTTATTTCTATAACATGTCTACTAATGGACCTTGATACACAAGTATCAAGTCACTAGGCACTTGAGTATTTGGGATTATTGCACTTATCAAATTGTTTACACCTAATAACTCTGACACTCTGACATCGAATGACGCAGGCAATATTGCCGGGATAGATGTATATTCTGAATATTCAATTAATAAAGATAGTATTTGCAATTTAACTTGCACCAAATAAGTGTCAGCTACGATAATAACACCGTTAGCCACATACTCTATGAATGTTTTGCAATTCATGTCATATCTGAATGTCGTGTCTTCATTTAATGTGTAAAACATTTCTACTTTATATTTCATAATTTTTGAGTGTTTAATTTATTTATATATTCCCAGCAGGTATGCGCATTATCAACTAATATTTTTTGGTCTTCATTTATTGCAAGCTCTGGGGTTTCGTCATATATGGACCAGATTATCAAATCTATTTGCGGTTCATCAAAATGACATGATAACAATTTTATTATTATATCGTATGGCAATTTATCATATTTCGTAACGTCTATGCCCGAAAAATATAAATGCTTAGACTTGATAGACCAGTCATATAACGCGTCCCAAATATTTATAAATAATTCTTCACCCATGTCTATTATACTGCGAGAGTGTGCTTTTGTTTGTTAGTTATGGAATGTACAGCCTCTGTCATCTTGACACTGAGAGAACTCGAGTCCATGCCCACAGTGTTGGTCCACCCGAATTCCATCTGGAACTCGAATAGCCCCCATTGGTGAGTGTCTGTATCGTAATATATGTCCACGCTCATGAACGGCGCATTCATCTCACTGAAAAACCCGTCGATCTTTTCGTAGTCTATGGCATAGTCCTTCAATTCTCGCATATCGACGACAGTGGACGACCCAGACGTGTTATTGCACGCATTGGCTTGCCAAGTACCGTCGTCGAAATTCCGTCTCACCAGGATTGGAAATTGGTCGTAAAACCAGAGCATCCGCCACTCGACTCTGTTCGGTATGTATCTCTGCACTATTAAATCATTACGGCGTCTTATGGCGCTCAAGAGACAGTCGTGTTTATTTATCTTGATATTCTTGAATTTCTCGAGTTGCTTATCTGTCTCCGACAGTTTCTTTGCCGTCGTTTGCTCCAAACCTTCGTCCGTGCAGTGTGCTTTCGAATACGATTCGCCGAGCAATCTGACTAATACATCGTCGTCGCTGTCGAACAAGTCGATCAGCTCGCGTTTAGTCAGCAGTATCTGACCGAAACCCCTCGCGCCGAGGCTGTATTTTATTATCACTCGTTCATCGTCTTTGACGTCTTTCATCAACGACACGAAATCGTTGCAATTATTCAGGTACCCCGAGAACCACGTGTCTGGCATGTTGATGCTCGCCGCGCTCATCATGACCGACTGTTCGGTCTTGTCGTACCTGTGTATGCCATAGACCGGCACGCCTGCAAGCCTGGCCATGTTCAGTGTAGCATCGTTTCCGGGGGTTCCGTCCAGTATCAGGACAGCGTCGAAGTTGAAATGCTGTTTGTTACGCATGAAATACGTCTGCGGATTGTTGACTATCTCAATATCGGAATATTTGAAGAATGATGTCATCGTCTGTACGGACGATTCCGTTATATATAACCTCATAATGGTATAATTTTAATATATAACATTATTGTAAATAATAACCGAAAAGTTTAATGACAAACAAAATTAACTCAAACCTTAATAAGGACGACCAATCAAAAATACGCAAATCTGTGTTGGACGACAGCAATATTAGTGATAAACCTGCAGAAAAAAAGAAACTCAAGAACGAGACTTTAAACACGGCAAGTTCTAAATCAACGAAATCGAAGTTGGAAAAAGATAATTTGAACGCCGTTGTAAAAAAAACAGAGAAATTAGAGCCATCGAATTTGAATGTGACCGATGAAACTAAGATAAAATTAGAGAAATTGTCCGACGACAATGTTAACCCGGAAGTTACAAAATCTACGGTGCCGGATTTTAAAAACGTCAATGATGCCGTAACACGAGACAAGGTAAAATTACAGGGGAATGTGAATCCGACACAAATAAATTCAGTGAAGATTGATAGTAATTCGTTAGGTAACGTTAATTAGTTTTATGTTTTATTGTGTGTCAACTAGGATTCGAACCCAGACCAAAAGATTCGTATTCTTCCGTTCTTCCATTAAACTATAGACACATATTCACGCGGAAAACCTGGGTTCCGACCCCAATCCGGTTTCCCGGACACGTTGCTTAGCAGGCAAGTCTGTTTCCCCAACAGTTGGCTTTTCCATTACTCAATCGTATTTGTAATCTAATACGAAAATCTTGCGCAGACACCAAGATTCGAACTCAGAGTCTTTGGGTTAGAATCCCAACGTGTTTCCACTTACACCATGTCTGCATTACAATCATGTTCACTGCGGAAAGTGGAGGACCCGACCCCCGAGCGGCATTACCCGCTGTTTAGTTTTCAAAACTAATCGCCTCTCCATGAGACTGCTACACCTTCCAATGTCGAGCTCCAATTTTTAATTTTCAGAACGTTGCTCATGTAAACTGCTATAAAATAAAAAACCCAGACGTTTCGGCCTGGGTTTAAAAAAAACAAATGATAGTATTTCTAATTACTTCATACGTCCACATCCAGGCAATACATATCCGCTTCGTCTTGACGAACTCGAGCGGCGTGATATATTGCTAGTTGTTTTCATATTAATTATATATTATATAGTAAAAAAGTTTAATCTGTTTTTAGATCATAACGCAAATATACGAATTATTTTCGTAATTCGGAAATATTCGTGAAAGTTTTTATATTTTCGCTCGTATATTTCTCGTCTAGCGTGAGGAATTCGCCATTTTGTACTGTCGCCAATATATCACCGGACTCCTGGTCATAAAGTATTTCGGTCACACCGGCCGTTATACATGACTCGGCACTACAGTATGAGTGTTTATCGAATATCTCATGACATTCACAAATATCTAAATTGACATAAATCTCGTTCATTTTTATCTGCATATTATTTCGGTGTTTAATTTAACTTTATTAACGGTGTACCCGCCCGGCGTCTTGGTGTGCTTGTTCGTATTACATATCACGGCGTTGATCTGTGAAACCATGTTCAACGTCAATGTCTCAACGAAATCATCATCGCCGTTTATCAGCTTCAGGTATATTATTACGCAAATCTGCTTCTCGCCTTGCTTTAGTGCTGGCAGTTTCTTGGGCACTCGGGTCTCGTCAATCAGCGCGTTCTGCACGGCTAACGCAGAATGCATAGCATCTGCGGGCACAGGATTTACCGTGTCAGAAAATTCGTCGGTCTTTTCTTTTCTAAGGTCTATAGATTTTTCTTGTTTTGCCATGTTTTTTGGTTTATTATATGTTGCGCGCCTAACCTATTGGGCATATATTTTTTAAAAAACTGTGTTGTATATATTCCGCACAAACTTGTACTAAATATTATTTAACACCCTTGTTATCTCGTTCTCGATGTCGCGCAGGTATGCACATATCATGTAAGTGTCGAGTGTGAGCGTTTCATTTTTGAGCAGTCTTACCTTGTCGAGAGATTTAGCGTCGTATTCCAATGCGTCCAGTCCGTGTTTGCTTACATATTCTGGGTATGCCGTCAACATATTAGTGTAACCGTATGTCTCTAATATCTTGCACTCAAGATTGTCGTAGAAGTTCTCGTAATTTATTGATGTTATCTTGTTCATTAGTAGAATCTTTTTTTCTTCTTTAAATACCGGTTCACTATGAACCCGTACTGGTTCTTGTCGGACTGTTCATAAACATCAGACTTGTACATGTGCCAGTTCTCCAAACCTAAGTCTTCGTCAAGGTCTAGTATGGTGTCGCCCTTTATGGCGCACTCGACGTGGGTTATTATTAACTCGTCAAACATGTTCATCGATGCAAATTGTTTCACGACGTTGGCGCCGCCTATGACGTACACTTTCTCGCATCCGGAATCACTCAGGTAATCCAACGCGTTCTTCATGCTCGTGAACACTGACTTGTCGTTGTCGCCGTACATCGTCGTTGACAACACCAAGTGCTCTCGGCCTGGCAGAATGCCTGGAAGCGACTTGAACGTGTTAGAACCCATTATCAATGGCGAACCTACCGTCTCTTTCTTGAACTGCTTCAAGTCGTCGCTCAGTTTCCACGGAAGCGTGTTCTTGTCGCCCATCACACCGTTGCGGTCGACCGCTATCATAAGTTTAATCTTTAATCCCATAATCTCTGTGTTTTTATTTTTAATAATTTATTATACCCGTGGTGCTTGACTTCTAGGTATCTGTCGTGTCCCGATATAATCTCTACTTTTGCTGTGTCGATTTCAATTGCCATTTGACGTATTTGGGGTTGACGTACTTAGGGAAATTGTTCTTTATGATGTTCTGTATCTCTGTGCTGGCCGAGTCGTTTATCTTGATGTCGATGGCCTCAATCTCTATCAGAGTCTCGTAGACATCCAACGACTTTATCTTCGCGTACACGTCGTACTTCAACCCGTGACTGTCCTCGTGGAACGTGTCACACCCCCATATGTAGTGATATATACCGAGGTCGCCGGCCATTACATGCCTTGGCTTTGTGAAAATTTTTTTAATCCATACGATAAACTGTGTATCCCTGTGATTTATGTGATTGTCTTTCATAATTTATAATATTTATACGTTTTTTTTTGAAGAAAGTTTTAAAATTTAGCAAATTAAACTTGTGTCGATTAGCAACACACGTCAGTCTCGTTCAAAAAAAAATGTCACTCATATCAGTATATGTGTTTGAAATTAACAGCTAGCGCCTTGCATGTCGTCGAGTACCTGTTAATCTCGTCGACCTCGATGACGTCGTCGTCGAAGTGAAATTCAATCCCGAGTTCTTCGAGCTTGTCTAATTTCAATTGGTTGTTAGTATAATGTATCTTATCATGTGCTATGTTAAGTTTTGACGCCAGCTCTAGCAAATCGAGATTCGGTTTCCCGCCGTCTCTAGATGTAACAATGTACACGTCGTCGCCGAATCGCTGGAACCTATCCACGAACTGGCCGACTAACAACAGTGTTCCGTCCACGTCAAAACTTATTTTCATTATACAATATCATGAATAATAATTAACACTCAAAATTTATGTCTATAACTTTATTCGCAATGTTGACATACACATCAGACAGGTAAAGCCCATAGTTCTCATCTTTTGTCTTGGACTTCGTCGTGTTCACCGTCCACGTGTCGTCAGAAGCGCCTGTAATATCACTAGTCTCGTTTTCGTCGTCAGTGAACGTCACCCCGGTATAAGACCAAGTGACAGATTTTATGTCGTATACTTCAAAAACTATACCCTGATTTGCGACGTCCACAGAGAACGTTACTTCTACTGTCACTTCGGCATTATCAGTATCGTCGAAATTCGGGTCTTTCATGTCTACCTGTATGTAGTCTTTCAGCTTTATCTTATTATCAATTAGTTGCATATCTTAATCCTTTATCTTTATATATTAAAAGAGGGACCTGACTGGGTCCCTCTTTTTTTAATCCGAAATTATATTAAAACAGCTCTGCGAAAATACCCTGGATACCGGCTAATTTCACTTCTAAGAGCTCCATGTCTCTGCGCGCCGCGTAAACCTTGGCCGCCGAAAAACTCGGTGCCTGTATTGCCAAACTGATTACCGCATTCTGTTGGTTAATCTGTCCTTGTAAGTTCAGAATCTCCTGCTGCGTGTTTATACTCGCCTGAGCCGACTGTGCGACCAATGCTGTCTCTTCGTTCGAATCCTTAGCGTTACGTAAGATGTCGATTAACTTCTGTGTTTTCTCTTTTGTTTTCATTTTTATTTGTTTTTATTTGTTATTTAATCAGTAAATACTCTACATTTAGTCCTATACTTTCGTCGCAAACGTGTCTCTGTATCGGGGCGTTGTCGTGATTTATTCTGCGCTCTCGTTCGTCGTCAGAGTCAGAGATATATGTGTTATGATCGAATGTGGATGGATCATTGCCGTACGAACGACCATATACAGAATTTACCATGATCCTGTGACCAGCTTTCAGTGTCGAGTAATTCTGTTTTAACATATCACTCAACGGGCTATTATTATGGCGGACATCTTTGAAAACATCACATGTAGTGTCGACCTTTCCGAACGTATTGTCAGACAGTACCTGGTATCCTGGTCTGCCTTGTAAATTCTTTTTATAAATATCAACAGACATGCCTACATGCCACACACTGTGGCTTTTGTCTAGCACTCGTTTTACCCCGTCCGTTAATGGGTTAATAAACCCATACACTCGACCAGTAACAGTAATCAACGGACATAAATTAACGTCAGTTGCATGTTCGAGATTGTTCTCTTCAATCCATCCTTTAATCTCGTACTCGGCAAATCTATCGACGCCATTAACACATCTATAAACTCGTATCGGTTCTGTGCCTTTACGGTCCATAATATCATTGTTCAGTAATTTATATATCAGTGTGCCTTCATCATTTACCGTCTTTTCGGCAATATAATAGTCGCCAACTGTCATAGACAATAACGGAGAGTGACCTTCCTTTATATACTTAATCACACACAGATTTTTATTTGCTAATGTGTTTAACGACGTATACGATATGGGATTATTTAATTCCTTTGTATTCATGTCTGTATTTTTAATTGATATTATTATTTTATTAAACCATCTTTTCTGGCATTTTCAATCCATGACGGAAATTCGGATAATAATCTCTCGTACAAGTCTTTGTCACCAATCTTGTCCAAGTCGTTGACCTGAAAAAAATTAGCATTATCTCGAACGCGACCTGGCATGGTGTCCAGCTTGTCCAAGAATGCCATTGACGCGTTACCGATTCCCACGAACTGGAAGAATACACCGTATTTTGACGCTTCCTTTATCGCCGCTTCCGCCGCTGGCTTGTCCGAGTTGTCGCCGTCAGTGACAAATATGACGTACACCGGGTCTGTAATATTTCCCGTGACGTTCGGTTTTCCGCCGAACATACTACCGAAAAAACCTTTCTTTTCGGTAACCGACGAGGGAACGTAGTCCTCCAGTATCGATCTGATTGCCGGAGCATATTGTGTGCCGCCGAAATCGTACTTTCCTGTAATCTCTCTTTTCACGATTCCGTCAACCGACACCGCAGTGACGTTGTTCGGGTGCTTGATGCAATTGTTCTGAAACATGTAAAGTTCCATCTCGCCGTTGTCATCGAACTGCATCGCTATCGGAACCAGTCGTTCCATAACACGTTGAACAAATCCAGACCTGTACAAGTGGTCCATAGAACCGGAATAGTCCATGACTAGAACGACTTGCGCCTTAACGCCGGTGATTCCCTTCTCCTTAACCACCTGGCTAACGATTTCTTTTCTCAGATTGATTGGTGATGCTACTGTTGTGCCCATTTTGTTATATTTTTTGGTTTATAAATTAAATTTCATTATCTGCCTCAGTATGTATTCCGAGTGGTGCATGTTCTTGTTATTCGCATAACCCAACGTCAAGTGCAAATTGAAATGCGGCTTCCGTTGTAGTCCGGCGAACTCACGGATTGCCTCTATGTCAGTGTTGTACACCTTGACCCACCAGTGCTCGCCGTTCGTGCGAATCTCTGCAGGGTCGTACTTAAACACTATCTCCTTACCATCAAATATCTCCTTGGCCTGGTTATATTTCACCGCATCTAAAACTCTGTCGTTTATCACAGTTATGTGCGCCTTGCGTATTGGCCTGTTTAACTCCAAATCGAAACGCCTCTTCAGAAACCACGAATAGTACTTGTCGATGTCTCCGTCTATCTGACAAAGTGCAGTGCGCTTCCAATCCGACTGTTTCTCGTGCTTGGCCGTCATGTTGGCTGGGTCAAATTCTATGGAAGTTTTTATGTCTAACACGCAATCTCAGTTTCCGGTCTAGTACAATGCCTTCAACACCTCTTCAGATGCCAATATGAAATCGTCTCTGTCGCATGACGTAATATCGTCAGGCAGTTCAGCTATGATGTTATTCATCTTGACCTCTGTAATCTCTTTCGTATTACCGACACCGATCACAATTATATGGTTATTATTTTTAATGTGGAAGAACTTCTTGTTCTTTGCCGAATAAAAATATGACCGCGAATATTGAGGTGACACGAACTCAACCGGCAGAATAATGTTGTTCGGTATCAGTTTGTTCGAGAAAAGCGGGGCGATGTCTTTCAGGTCGAATCCTCCCAGGCCGCAACCAATCTTAGTGACGAAGAACGTCTTGTCTGGATTGTCCAACGCGAATTCGATCAACGCGTTAATCTCTTTCTCAATCTCCAGTACATCGATACTCCTCTCGCCTACGTTCAGGTCTTTGGTAACAATGGCATACGAATTGCCCTGTAGACCGCGGGCCTGGCCATATACGGCTCCGTAATGGTCAAGCGCCGCTTTGGCAGCACCGCCACCGTGACGGCCTTCCGTGTTTGAGCCGAACACGAATATGTCTTTTTCTGTCATCGCGTCCTTGTTTATCGGGTCGGGCGTGTAAACACCTGAGCTGTAGTACGGCCTGAAGTCTTTGTAGAACTCACCGAGTTCTGTATATAGGTTCGTCCAACTGACAGTGCCGTTGAACTCCAGAGACCGTTTCAGCCTCAGCAGTAACGCGAACACTGTGTTCTTATCACCTAACGAAGTCTTGAAATCCCTGACAATGTTTATAATCTTGTAATCCGATGTGTCTTTGTTTTCTGTCATGATGCAATTATGTGCATTTTAGTTTTATTTTAAAAGTGGTCGTCGACATTTGTATCTACATTGTCTATACCCGGCGGTTTAACCGGGCCGTTAAAATCGTTATCGAGATGCGTCATCGCGAGTATTTTCAGACTGCTTGGAAAAAACCCTAAATCCTTTAATTGCACCTTTGGAGTTAAAAATTGTAACACATCGTGACTGGGCATAGCGTCATATTGTGCTTGCGCGTATTCGGCAAATATCGCATTCTTTTCCGGATTACTAGTTCCCATCATTTTTTCTACAACAGGCAACCATTTCATCATTACATTGTCGTGTAGCTGTTTCTACTTTAAGTCCACCGGACATACGTTACCGGTATCTTTGTATACTTCTATGCCGTCCACAGTCTCAACCGCCGGATGTCCGAACACGTTTATCCTGTTTATGTAAGCTGACGTCTGCATGATCTTGTCGTGTAATATCTTCTGTAATTTCTTCATGTTGCTGGTTTTAATTGTATTTCTATGCTGTCTGTCGGGTATTGTTCGTGCTCATAAATTTTTAATCTTTCTTTCCCGTGATTTAATAGTATATTTTTGAATTTAGATTTAGTCCTCTTTGCGAAATCATCATGGTTAAACACGTCAATTAAATCAAACACATATGCATATTTTTTGTCTTCATGTAACCTTAATGCTCTACCAATACTTTGAATGATGACCTGTGCTTTCTTGAACGATTGGCAGAATATAACATTGGTAATGGCGTTAATACTTACACCTGTAGACAACGTGAAAAAACTTGCAACTAATACTTTAACTTTACCGTCTGATAAATTCATCTGTGATTTAATGTAAGTTCTATTATTTTCTATATTTTTGCTATTGCCATTATTTTTTACAGACCCGTCGATATAATAAAATTCTTTTTCGGGGTTATTTAATTTTAATTTTTCTAAAATTTTTTGTCCGTAATCAGTGTTGTGAAATAAAACTAGTGTGTTAGACTTACACTGACTAACAATTTTGTTTATAATATCTAAACGCTCCGGGGTTTCCTGTATTTTTTGTACTTCTAAGTCATACGCCGATTTTTTATCTCTGCTTGCGACTATTTCAAGTCTCTCGGCAAATTCCCAGTTATTGTGGTACATAAAAACTTGTTTTATTTTAACTTTAGTAATAAAACCGACGTCCATTAATTCTTTAGCTTTAACTATATCCACAACTGGTCCGGTTTTTGCCATAATTTCTAACATCTCGTATGTCTCGTCTTTTGGAAATGTGCCAGACATGCCCCATCTGTAATATGCTGTGCCTATTGTTTTTTTAAATATTTTTCTATACGAGTTATTTCTTCCCTTATGAAATTCGTCGCCGACTATCGAGTAAAATGGCATAAAATATTTTTTTGGAAATTTTACAGCGTCAGACAATGATTGAAAAGTACCAATAACTAAATTTGCTGGTTTACTCGGATCAGTGTGTCTGGGGTTTTCCGTGGCGTCAAAAATTTCTTGTATATTGATCGCTAGCCGATTATCCCAGTTAAACTCTAATATGTCGTTATAAAATTGAGTTACCAGTGTTTTGGATGGAACGATTAATAAAAATTTTGCCTGCGGGTTGTGTGTCAATAGATAAAACAACGTCATGCTGTAAATTAATGTTTTACCGCCGCTTGTAGCAACTTCTATATTACAATATCTATTTTTAAGTATATTATACGCTACCCGTATTTGATATTCTCTGGGCTCAAATTTATATCCGCCGAACCATTCCTTAATAAACGTCTCAAATTTAATTTTTTTAATTTCCCTATTTAGTGGGAACTCGTCTTTATTGACAAATTCAAAAGTATACCCGAACTCCTCGCAGCATTTAAAGGCCTCGCGCCACAGCCCCATCGGGATCGTGTCATCTTCTTTGTTGTACAGTGTTTTCTTGCCATTCCAAAGCCTATTCTTGTATGCCGGGTCAAACATGTAACCATCGACATATCTGTCGAGCCAGTTCTTTATGCCTCTGGCTTCCGTGTTGTTTTCCGGCAATATCTTTATGCGTTCTACGCCAGGCATGTATTCTAATTTCATAGTATCTAGTGACAGACGAGTCTGGTCTATCGTTTATTTTTTGTATGTAGCCTGTACATTTCTGAGTTTCCTGTCTTCCGCGCGCTTGTTAATCCACATCAACGCTTCCTCAAGTTTTATTATCGCCTGGGTCGTGTCATCTGTCTTCAGTTCGCCTTGGTTAACTTCCTGTAAGTATTCCTTAGCCAGCTGTATGAGTGTCTCCGTGAAGACACCCTCCTGTCTCAGGTGAGAGATGTCGGACTTGTTGCCTTTGCAGAAGTGTATTGTAAGCCCGTCGCCGTCTTCTATGCCGTTGTCACTGACAAGATACGTCGGTATCTTGTACGTCGCTGCAGGTGTCACTGCCTCCAATAATTTAGGATTGTTCATTCTGTATGTGTATTGTTTTTATTGTTCTCGCATTTATCTTTGTCATTTGTGCTTAAAAATTTTTCGTCTACATAATTTATAGATCTTTTTTCTCCCACGCATCACATACGAAATTGAATGTGAGTGGGCTATTATTTATTTCCTCAGATTCTTGCATTCTGAGTCCGTGGAATTTATATCCAGGCAAGAAATCGAATTCTATGACATTCGGTTTAATGTCGATCTCTTCTTTCATCTGAATCAATTTCAGCCAGTCCTGGTAGAATTTGTACACTGGCAATGAATTGTCGTCTGTGATATTAATCTCAACCCGGTTGAGTATGCGTTTACTTATCTTTGTCATTTGTGTGTATTTTATTTGAATATTCCGAACAGTTCTATCCTGTTCTTAATGCTGTACATGTATTGGTCGATGGTCTTGATGCACTCCCTGAGATAGTCTACGGTCTGACCGAGTATGTCTGTGGTATATTCGTAGTCCGACAGGTCACCTGAAATGACCATCTCTTTCTGTCCCCCAGATATTTTGGAATTGCCTATGAGCGGGTGGTTGAGTATGTTTCCCGTGGGCCTAGTGCCGTTAGGCAATAGCCCGGTAGTGTACAATATGAATTTGTCTCGCTTGAGTTCTTTCAGAATCTTCTGTTCCTGTGCAAGTTCTCTCAGGAAATATGAAATCTCCTCGAGTATCATCGTGCGATAGGATAGCGCCAAAGCCGAAGCGTCAGTCATGTCGTGCGGTTGTTTCGAGCGTATCAGTGGGCTCAGGTCTTTCAGATTGGTTGCCCACTCTTTCTTCTTCTCGTCAGTGATGCTTACAAGTTCCGTGTTATAGTTTGCTTTTGTTGCCATACAATATCAATATTTAATTATTTATATGACAGTATGGCCGAAATGTTTTAAATTCTCTCGAAAATTGCGTCATAATACCACAAGAACGTGTAGTATTGGCTGGACTTCTTCTGCTTGTAGTTAATCTCATACATGCCGTCGTTGTACTGTTTCATGTATATTGTCTCCTTCTGCTTGTCTATGTCAGGCCCGGTAGTGTGCGATGTCCCAGAACCAATGTTTGGTATGGCATTGAACGAGAACACCGGAGTCCTGTACAACAGTTTTATCTCAGGATTGAGTACTGGGTCAGTGCCAGAACCCGGCACTGTATTGTTCTTCAGCTCGTGGAACGTCGTCCAGAGTATGAAATCCTTGAGCCTGTATCTATCCAAGATGTTCTTGTTTATGTAGTCGTAGCACAACTTGTTAATCTTGCCGCCCGGAATATTGTTCATGGGAATAGTCCTGAAAGGTGATTGCGGGTTTAGCGTGTATATCTCGTTATACAGGTATTCGCGCAACAGGTACTTGCTGTCGAACTCGAACACCCATTTCGACAGGTTGTTGGAGTCTAGCTCAGTCTGCGACTTGTCTAGTGTGACAGACGTGACTGCGCTCTCTTTCGCGAAAGAATGCGAGTTGTTGTATAGTGAATCTGCTATGGGCCTATTCGCGGCGGTCAGCAGCGTGGACATATCACCTGGCGTGAAATTGTAGCTCACACGCATGACATCCTCTATGTCCATCATCTTACTTACGAGCATGTTTGACTTCTCCTGCATGTTGTATACACCGGACACTGGCAGATTATCGTAATCCTTGACTATCGCATTTTTTTTCATCTTATGATAATGGTTTTACTTCGTGTTTTTTCGAGATTGTCTTGTAATAGTAATTAGGGTCCCATGACGACTTGAACAGGTTTCGCGATATTGTCGTCATGCCGTGCTCGTCTATCATCGGGTACTTGTTGGTCGTCTTCCATATCTGGTTGCTGGTCTGCAGCGGGTTCACTCCCGTGTACACCTTGCTTATCATGGTCTCGCGGGTCTTGCCAAAATTCGCGTACTGGTACTCGAACGCAGTATTAGCTTGCGAATACTTGAATAGGTACATCCTGAAAGTCTTCGGCGTTATCGCAAAATCTATGTCTGTCAGTATTGGCAAAAATGTGAACTCGAAACTCAGCGTTATCTTATACGACTTGTTTGGTCCTACAGGGCCAAGTGTTGATTCCGATACTGCTATGACGTGGCCCGTCCTATATTCAGCCCAAGGGAAATCGTTAGTGTCATGCACATACAACGCGTCACCGACTGCTATGATCTGAAGCCCGGTCACGTTGTCATATAGCTGATTCAGTACGTCAGTGACGTGGACCGATATGTGATACTTGTTGTTTATGATGTCTGACTCCATGTAGAACGCGGTTCCCGCAGGCATGCTGATTCCGATCGTGTGCGCGTTATTGTATGAAGTCAATGCCGACTGTTTGAACATGTCTACGGTGTTTAATATAGGTTCGTAATCTGCGCTGTACCTGAATATTGACGGAAGACCGTCAAGTACCGAGTGTGGTAATTCCTTCGTATTCGATTTCATCAATCGTCTGCTTATGTTATCGTCTACGTACACGTATGGAACACGCTCATAGTAGTTCTCGTTACTTACTATTATGTCTGTGTTTACACTGAAAGTATTCCTAGGTTTGACGGGACACGAGGTATCGCCGGCGACCATGTTAGACGAACGGTTTATCTTTATGTTGTCAGGCTTGTTGACTTTCAACCTGAACGGGTACACAGATTTCTCTTTCGTAACTTTTATATTAGACGAGTTATTATACAGTGCGTTGTTCATGATGCCCACTTGTGTGGTCTGGTCATTGTCTACAACTACGGTAACAGAACGATTGTGTTTCTTTGTATCAATCTGTAGGTTAGTGTCGAACACCGCGTAAGTCGTGTTCTGTATGAATATCCAGTCGCCGTGCTTCAACGGTATGTCCTTCAGGAACTTTAATGTCACTACAGACCGGTTAGCCAATGGCAGCCAATCGCACGTTATCGATTCCAGAGGATACTCAACGACATTCTCAACGACAGTGTATTTTATTCCTTGGCTGAAATGTGGGTGCGTGTGCATGTTCTGTGAAAGTATGTCGGTGATGGTCTTGAGTGTCAGCGACTGTGTCGGTAATTCACTGTCGTAGAACGTGTAAACCGACATGATTGACGGGTCGGCCCACCCTGTGAACTGTACGAACGAGTCGTTGTAAACCCTGTCGCGTTCTTTGTAACACAGCGATGTGTAAGTACCCGGCAGCGTGTACACGTACATGTTTATCATGACGTTGTTGTAAATCTTGTTCAGTATAATCTCGATGCCTGCCTTGCCCAACAGCAATGGCGAGGTCGTGAATCTCGGGCTGAACAGTATAGAGAATCCATATCCTGACAGGTCGTTTGCCGGGGATACTTTGAAATTGCTATTAGTGTTAGGGTCCGCCGTATCGACATACTGTATGGACGCAGACAACCCCTTGAAAAATACTGCAGGACCGTTCACTCTGTCACTCTCTGTGAAATACGCGATGCGCTTGTAGTACTGCAGCATCAACAAATCACCATCGGAATCGTCAATCTCGACCGATTGGTTGAACACGTAATCGAAATAGTCTATCACCGCCCCGGGGTTCTTGTAGTACTCCATGTCTATTTTGTACTTGTAAGCAAGTCTGAATTGTGGGTTTAATATGTATGGCGTAGACAGCGTAGGTAAATCTATGTTGAGTGTGCGTTCGGTCACGTTCCACACATTATTTCCGCTGAAATACGTCAGCCCGTAATAATCATCGGCACTGTAATTTACCGGTTTTCCCAGGGTGTAGAACCAGTCTAGCGTCAGTTCCTTAATGTCCACGAACGGCGAGTACATGTTAGGTGTGAAATTGTACGGCCCACAAACATCAAGCGAATTGTTTATGCTGTAAGGCACTGACATGTTGTTTATCGACTGGTATATCCCCCATTTTGCCACGCTCTGGTTGACATTCCAGATGCGAGTCAGGTTACTCATTTTGTCAAGCATGTACAAGTCGCCGCTAGCAGCATACTCGCTGGCCTGTGGTAACACGAATTGTCCGGAGTACAACAGGTAGTTGCTCATCGTCACGATCTGGTCGTCGACCCATATGTTATAGTATTTCTCCGAGTAATGGTCCTTGGGCACGTTCGTGTCCTTGACATCCAATTGGAAAAGGAAAGGCCTGCCGTGTGACACGCTGTCAGTCTTGTTGTATTCTATTCCTGCATATGTTGTGTTCTCACGTGTGAAATCCCAGTCGCCAATCTCTGTCAGTTTTAATTTGTAAATCTGGAAATATGTGACGTCGTTGTCTTTGGTCAACACCTGGATGTTATCTACCCTAAGACCATCGAAACCCAACTTGCGGTACAGTATAGACGAATCACAAGTTATGTAATCGTCAGTCTGTACGAACAGCCTGTTGTTGTATGCGTCTACGCCTATGCGGTAGTATCTGTCCACAATCTTTATGACGTATATAGAATTAATGTTACGCGATACCTCAAACTTTTGGTAATATGTGTTGTCAGTGTTCTTTATGTACGCCCTGAATGTGTCATTAAGCGTCGGTACTGATATACTCCATTCGTCGTTCTCATACTCGATCTTTATTGGCTTCTGTGCTGCATCGATGAAGGAATCCATCATACCTGAATGCACAGTGTCGCTAATCAACACGTACTCGTTGTTCTGGAATTCTACAAGGAATAGCTGTGTGTCAATCTTGAAATATACTGGAAGCTGTGCGTTGTACGTCCCGCTGACAGGGCTAACAGATGGTGCGGCCGGTGTATTCGCATTCCTGAATACGTTCGACACTATGTATATGCCCTTACCGTATTCGAATTGTACCGGCACATATGGCGACACTACATCGGTCCCAATCAGTTCGTCTATGTAAAACCCGGTGTACCTGTTTATGGTCCACTTCCTGCGGTAAGTGACATGCTCGCTGAACGTGTAATATATTTCATTGGTGACAGGTTCTATGAACCTGGTGTACTGCGTAGACTTTATGAAACCCTCATGTATGTATTTAGTGATGAACGGATAATCTTTCTCGTAATATACGAACTGCCCAGGTGTGTCCGATTTGTAAAACACCCCGGCGACCGTGTCGTCGTACAGGAAAGATATGTTGGTGAAGTGAGAAGACACCACAGAGTTCTTCTTGAACCCGTCAGTTATGAACGATTCAATATCAAATGGCGTCGTCTGGTTTAGCATGTACTCGTTCATGAATAACGATTTGGATACAGTGCCGCCTGTGTGGTAGTCGTAACCGTTCCACTTACTGAACTCGTACTGCTTGAAATTGAACTCGACAGGCGAGCGCAACAGCAAGTCGTCGTCGATGTAGTTCTTCTTCCACAATCTGCCTAGGTTAGTCTTCGGAGTCAGGTCGAAAGTGCTTATGAGCTTTGCTGACGATATGTAACTCATCGGGTTTGTCGTATTGCTCGGGTCGAGCGGTGCAACTGTCTCATTATAGTTAACCATTTCCTCGGTACCCGGGCCGTCGACACGGAACACCATGAAATACTTAGGCATGTTGTTCGGGACAATCTTCAACGTCGTGTTGTACTGGAATTCCTCCAGGTATCTGGTATCTTCCACGTTTCGACCGCCGGAATAGTAGATGTCATCAAACTGTTTGTTGTAGTCGGATTGTATAACGTCGGGATTGATGTCGTTTTTGACGTCGAACGCGATGTCAGTCGGCAATCCCTTGTAGAATGCCGCAATTTTCTGGGACAGGAAGGAATCCGCGGTTATCTGGTATTTCTTGAAACTCTTGTCAGACAATTCTCGGTTGGCAGAGTACGACTCAAAATACAGATTGTATTGAGTATCGACTACCAGTTTTATGTTGGTCGTTAAACTGGGATTTGCACGCAATAAGGATATTGAACCATTCATGCTGTTATATATTAAAAAAATATAAGTTGATTTTATAACTGTTCAAATATAATATATAAAAATACAAAAGTAATTGGCACGAAATATGAAATATGTAGTATATCAAATAACAAATAAAATAAATAACATGATTTATATTGGTGTACATGCGACAAAAACACGAAATGACACATACATGGGTTCTGGGACAAATATTAAAAAGGCAATTAAGGAATATGGTTTACATAATTTTGATAAATTATTATTGTATATATTTGATAATAAACATGATATGCTTTTGAAAGAGAAAGAATTAGTAAATAAATATTTTATTGCACGAAATGATACATATAATATAATTTTGGGCGGTGGTCAATTTAATGTACAAGATACAGTTTGTGTAAAAGATACAACTGGTAAAACTATGCAAGTTCATAAAAATGACCCACGTTATTTATCTGGCGAATTGTTACATATAAATACTGGTTTTGTAACAGTTAAAGATAAATTTGGCAATACTTCCAGAGTTGATGTTACCGATAAACAATATTTAGCAGGCGAACTTAAACACATAACACTTGATTTATTTACAGCTATCGATGAAACTGGTAAAACTATGCAAGTTCATAAAAATGACCCACGTTATTTATCCGGGGAAATATCCGGAAATACAAAGGGTAAAATAACATTAATTGATAAAAATGGAAATTTTTATAAAGTAAAATTAAACGACCCACGTTATTTATCCGGCGAATTATATCATCCAAATACTAATATAGTACACGTTCAAGATATACACGGAAATAAATATACAGTAAACTCTGATGACATTAGATATTTATCCGGTGAATTTTTTGGGTCATCAAAAAATATGGTTACAGTAAAAGATAATAATAACAATATTTTTAATGTCTTTAAAGACGATAGTCGTTATTTATCTGGAGAATTATTATTTGTTGGTAAGGGTAAAAAACATAGTGATATTACAAAACAAAAAATGAGTGAAAAAGCAAAATTACGAAAAGGTAATAAAAATCCATCATTTGGAAAATTATGGGTAACTGACAAAAATACCAGTGAAAGAAAAATGATAAAATCTGTTGAACTTAATGAATATTTACAAAATGGTTGGTATCAAAAACATAAATCAAAAGGTTGTTAAGGCCGGATTGGCCCTTAGTAATGAAATAGACCCGTTCATTAATATTATATATTAATGAACGGGCAGTATTGTTTAAATTTGCACTAAGTTTTATTTCAAATATTTCGCAATCGCCGCCATGACGTGCTGCATGTTCTGTGCCGAATGCTTCTCTTTGAACGCGTTAACCACACGGCCCTTGTCCTTTGCCGTGGCACCAATGAATTCCGATGTAACCATCAGCGATATGACACCGTCTATCTCTGGTTCCGTCAACTTCTTAGGTAGGTAAGATTCTATGATGCCCAATTCGGTCTGTTCTGAGTCCGCCATCGCCTTGTTTCCAGCCTCGGTATACGCAATTATGCTTTGCTGTCTCTGCCTGGCCAGGGCAGCCACAACTGACAACGGGTCCAACTCCTTGCCGATGTTCCTCTCGGACTTCTCTGCATTCGTAAGACCTGCAGAAATTGAACGCAGTGTGTCCAATAGATGTTGATTTTTTGCAAGCATCGCTTCCTTTATAGACTGCTGTATCTCTGCTTTGAATTCTTGATAGCTCATGTTTTTATTTATATGTTATTTCTACAATTATGCGAATAAAAAAAGACCTTCAGAAACTGAAGGTCTTTTTGTGAGAATGACTAATCCGTTATATCTTCATGAACTTGATAGTTTCAGAACCGATTCGTGCGGTGTATATTCCTGCACTAAGTTGCGACACGTCTAATTTAACGGTATTGCGGCCTAGCTCGCGCTCATCGGTGTTCTGTATGATTATGCGTCCATGTATGTCGAGCAGCTCTATTTTCTCGTCGTGCTTGTTCGTATTGAAGGTCAGCGTCAATTCAGTCGACGCCGGATTAGGAAACGCGTTCAGCACGGCTTTACTGTTGTCACGACTCGGAATGCCAGTGGTCAATCCCATAGTCCCACGTACATAAAATATCATATGTGTTGTATGAAACGGAAATATGTGGACAATTGCATATCTGTATTTAGTCGTGTTCGTCACCTTGAACCGGAAATCTTCGTTGTTGCCTATAATCACCGTGTCGATACAAATACCGATAGATGTTATTAAATTTTGTTTAAAAAGGTAAAATTTTTCGATACTATCATAACCGAGCCAGTTGTAATTCCAAACGTTTATATTCCCAACCCAAACACTGTCTCCTACAGGAACTAACAACGTGTCGGGTGTCTGGAAATTTTCGTTACCGCACGCACTGATTTGGATTGGCGTCAAGTTAGATGTAGTCTTGTATGTCGGCAACGTCTGAGAGAAACCGGTTAATGCACTAATCACAAAGATTAAAGATAAGATTTGATTTTTCATGTTTTTTTGATTTTTAGGTTGTTAATATAGAGTAAAGATATGTATTATTTTCCATATAAAAAAATCCGGAATGAGTTATTTTCCGGATTTTTTGTAACTTATTAGTAATCAATATATTAAAAATTAGATAGAACTAGATGGACCGCCACCGCCACTGCTAAATACAGTTGATAACTGTACCGGTTTGTATTGTGTCAATATCCAGTTCAACTGGAACTCGAACGGACGTATGTTATTCTCGTCTTCGAGGTAGAAACGTAATTTCTTTGTGTGTATTTTAGGCTTGGGTGCCACAGTAGTAGTGACTATCTCGACATAATTAGTGACGTATCGTGTGTTCCCTCCTATTTGACCTAAGACATTATATGCGTGTAATTCTGGGCCTGAGTCGACATTGACATATTTCTTGTGTAATTGTTGGAGTACAATAGTAGGTTCATTCCCGGCTGCTCCGATAAATGCAACACATGTATAGTCGGTAGTTATCATACCACCAGCAGTCGCGTTTGTAACTCTCAACGGTTTATTGTTTGCTGCGACACATGATGGAGTAACCAATCCAGAAAGAACTATCCTGTCGCCTATTCTTATTGTGTTATTCGCATTTGACGATACGTTAATTACCAACTTGCCTACAGGAGCGCTTGTGCTCGTTGTTATGCCCGGGAAATCTCCAGAAGACGCCTGGGTTGCCGTATCAACGAACGGCTTATTTTTATCTAAAGTTTGTCCTACTGCCGATAATACCTTGGTCCCTGTGTATGCCTTAGCGAAAATATAAATGGGCACAAGCACCGAGTTGGTGTCTCCGGTCTTTATGTATTTAGTCAACTGTGTTGACGTGTCCACGATGTCTCCGAATCCTGAAACAACCGGGTGAATCGTAGAGCCCATGTCACCTTTACCGACGGTTGTCAACATTGTGGTATCTCCACCGGTGCTGTGTCCCTCGGCTATAGACCAGTTTAGTTCGTTTGTTATCTTAGTCACTGGCGCATATGTACCAGGTATTGGCGAATGTTTGGCCTGTACCGAGCCACTACTGTAGAAACCTACATTATAATCTGTGGAATGTATAGCGTCTATTATACGTGTGGCACAATTCTGAACTGCTGGACCGGCGCCACCAGCATATGTGTTTGTGCCAAAAGCAACATTTAAAAAAGAATCCCATAAAATATTAGCAGGTTGTCCTGTGGTCGAATCGTATATGTAGTTACCGTTCAAGTCGCGGACCTGCAGCCACAACCACTGGTTGTTCTGTTGCGTCGCGTATCTAGGTGCCGTCAGGTATGACACCGCAGAGTTACCCGGAATCTCAGCGTTCAATATGGAAGAATCGCTCTGAACCCATATAGGCTGTACGCCTTTTCCCGCAGTAATCGACTCGCCGTCATAAGCGAAACGCGACGGAGTGAGACCAGCTGGCTGCCCGTAACCGCGGTAAGACAATAGTCCTAGCGGCGCTACAGCAGCAGAATTCTTCACCAATATCGAGAAGTCGTTTATCTGGAGTGTCTCGTTCGTGTAAGTCCTAGACGTACTGTCTCTCGGGTCAGACACGACGCCGATTTTGGTCTTAGTCATGTAGTCTTCCAGGTTGATGTTGTAAGTCAGGTTGTTACCGGTAAACAGTCTAATCTTGTTTCCGGACTTTACCAGGTAAACCTCGAGAATACCCTTGGCCCTGTTGACAGTCTCTTCGAGAGTATTGATGGTCGCGACCATCAATACTAGTTGGTCGTACAGATTTATGTTCTTGTTGTTGGTATCCTTGAAACCTGATGCGATGGCATCGGACCTGTGCGCGTAATATATGTCGCCGTCTCTCAGTGCTGAGTTGAGGTGTAAGTTTAAACCGCGGGATTCCAAGTCTCTCTCGAATTTCACCTTGATGTCGTCGGCCTGTGCTTCCTTGAGGATGAACTCGTCTTCGTTTAAGACGTTGTTCAAATCGCTAGGAAATTCCACAGTAATCACCTCGCTGAAGTCTGACTCTACGGGAGTCTCAGGCCAACCTACTTCCGATAGGGATTTCACTCTTATCTGAATCTTCTCGCCAGGGAGTATCGGAATGTCTATCTGGTTTATGTTCGGTGTGTTTGCGTCGCTGACGTCCTCTATGTGCCAGAACCAGTCTCCAGATATTGGGTCTTGCGAACGCTTTCTAGAATCTGACTTGTATTTCTGCCAGTTAGAGAAGGCGCCGTTTACAGTCTTCGGTTTGCTTATGTTTGCGTTAGCCAGTGTAGTCGCAGAATTGGCAGACCTCGCAGCGCTGTTGTTCAAGTCTGGAATTGTGAGAATCGGATTCTCCGCGCCTGACGTTGAAAGTTTGCGGTACCAAATCTCGAACTGTACAACTTCCTGAGGTGACGTCTTCGTTGAGTCTACAGCCTCGGGCATAGGGAAGAACCCCCTGGCGTGGTATGTAGGCGCAATCTTGTTTAGGTTCTTCTTGCTTGCGAGGATGTCCTGCACTACAGAGAACTTTGTCTGGTTCTTAGTGTTCAATTTATTGGTCAACAATGATAGTTCGTCCTCAGAACGCTTTCTGTCTGCTGCCGAATCGAATACCGTCGTCTGTATCAGTCTGTTGGTCTTCTCGACAGTGTCTTGAATCTGCTGAATCTCAGACGTTAGGTTGTTCTTGTTGTTGTGTAAGTCGCGTATCTGCTCAGCCTCCACAGTCTGCGTCAAGTGTGCGTTTATCTGTACTACCTTGAAGTTAGTAACATCGAGTTTTGGCGCGCTCGGTTTAATGCCATAGTAGTTAGGCACTTTCTTAGAAACCAAATCATCTATGACGAGGCCGTAATCGTAAACTTTCTTTATGTAGAATTCCGAGAAAAGCTCTCCGTTCGCGTTGTCTAATCTTAAGTCGTTCGTCCAGAAACCGACACCAGGACTCCAGTCTAATCCGACCAAGTTGTTCGTGTCATCTATCTGTCTTACGAATATGACGCAGTGGTCGTCGAAGCCTACCGATATTTTAACCGACCTGTTTTTAACTCTGTCCGAATATATGCTCAATGCGTTTAGTCTGACGGGAATCGGTTCTTCGCCGTACATCTGTTCGAAACGCACTCTGTACTCGGATGTGATTGTGGATATTTCTACGACCTTGTATACAGTGGTAGATTGAACACCTGCAAGGTTTGGGTTTACGTTCACCGAGTCTCCGATTTTCAAATCGATTGGTTTCGGCGGATTGTAAGGGTCAGATATGTCGTAATATGTGAGGGTATCTAAAAGATACCATAATTTCTTGTTTAGCGTGTCGATGTCCGTACCGGATATGGTGAAGTCTCCTTTGTGTTGCAGTCTGTTCGGCTCCACTCTGAAAAAGTCTTGGTCCAACAATGTGTCGTCCACGCGGTTTACCAGTCCAGGAGTGTCTAGCCATGTTATGAACTCGACCATGTCGATGTTGCTCTTTCCTTTGTACTTTGCTTCAAATTCTATCTTCCTGGCAGCTCCGGCAGGCGTAAGCTGTATTGACTCGTTGCCGTTAGGGTCTAACGTGACAACTCTGTCAAATTCTACGATGAACCGCTTAGACTGTATCGTCTTTGTGTCGTCGTCAATCTTGTCCGTCAAGTCAAGTTCCACAGAAATCTTTGGATTTAGGAATGCGTCGAATATCCAGTTTGGGTCGGCCCTGAAAGTCGTCACCGGTGTTATTGCTGGGATTGGCTTAGGCTCTAAATTCAAATCGGCAACAACAATTCTTTTGAATTGGTTGTTGGCAATCTGCAACGCCGCGGGATTGCCGTCTACTCCAGACAGCACCTTCACCATCTTGAATAGCTGGTCGAGTTTCTGCTTGAAGTATCCCACAGTGATTATCTGCGACGTAGTTTCCTTGCCCGTGGCGTCAGTCGTCTTCACCGTCACGAAAGATTCCGTGCTGTGTAACGCCTGGTCCATTTTAGTTAAAATCTCTAGGGTGTTCTGATTGTTGCGTATTTGCTGCGCAGTTTGGTCGTTTATACTAGAATATTTGCGTGAGGTACTTGCCATAGTATGTTATGTTATTTTTGTTTTCAAATTTATATATTCTTTTATATCCATTACTCCAGCATAAAATCAAATATTTTAATAATTCTTCTCTTTTTATAAATTTATTAATTTTTAAAGTGTTATTACATATTTTAATTCTTGAGGTCTATTCGGCCTTTTATACGCTCCCATAGAGTCAACTGTCTGCTGATTTTATTATAAAAATTTACATTGGACTGTTTTATTCTCTCGAAATCTTTCTTTTCTGCGACCAGTTGTGCGTTCAGTGATGTTATGAGCGTCTGCGATTGCTCTTGTGCCACGTCTCTGCGATACTTGTGGTATTTCAGGTCATTGCGCAATACAGATATTATATCAAGCAGCTGGGACTTGCTTAAGTCATTGAAATTTTCTGTTCTTAAAATATCATCAGTTGACCACATTATTCTTCGTCTTTAATTCCAATGCGTTTTTTTGTTTTCGTAGTCTGCGTCTTGCCGGAATAAATCTCGGCAAGCGTCATGTTCGTGGTTATGCTGATGTCTTTGTTCAAAGACTTTGACAGATTAATCGATTCTTCCATAGATAACTTATCAAACTTCCATTCTTTCAATAAACGACCCGGACGTAATAATGCTTTATCTATATTTTTCTTGTCCATGTTGAAAGTCGCAATCACCTGTATCTTTGTGACGTCGTTTAAAAGCCCGTTTGTGATGTTCAAAAGATTCGAAACAGCTTGCGCACCGCCGCGTTCGTCATCCCTTGTTTGTAGACAAAATTCGGCGTCTTCCAATATGAGTATCGCCTCCTTGAATCTCTGTATAAACGATATAAATTCAGGATTTGCCAGTTGTTCCACCATGTATGTCGGGACATATATTATCGTCTTGTCGTTGCATAATAATTTAATCAAATGTCGGATGTAAGTAGTCTTGCCAGTTCCTGGAGTCCCGTGCAGTAATATTAGACCAGAAAACTGTGTCTTTAACGCCTCGTAAATCTCGTCGTGCGCCACAACAAATTTTGAGCCGTAATTCAACGCCAAGTCTAATGTCATAGTATTCACTTTCTCTGCATTTAAAACAAACCCTGTAGAATCTGCGCCTATCGTATAAAATCTATTTTTTATCTCCTGTGTTCTTATATTTTCTTTCAGTTGGGAAATCACGGTTTTTATCTTTGACGCGTTCTTGTTGTCGTAATAGAACGTGAAATTACTGGCAGTCCATATGCCGTCTTTGTCGTAATCGAAATTCTTGTCTGTCTCAGACTTCTCGTTGTGATTCGTTATGGAATACACTACAGCAAATTCCTTTGACATGAGTGCCCTGGTCGTGTACGGTTCTAAGTTGTTAGTCGATTTAGAATACACATGCTCAGTCTTCTCGTATGCGTCCAGTTCTAAGAAATTATTTTCTATTATCTCTTCAAATTTCTCCTTGTTTATCTCAAGATACACAGAATTGACAGAGAAATCTGTTATTCTGTCATAAATTTTGTTCAAGATGTAATCGTCATATGTCGGGTCGAAATTTATATTCGTCATATTATTTATAGTTGTTTTTTAAAACAGTGATATTACGACCTTTAGACGCTTATTCAGTTCCGGCAGACCTAACGCACTAATATATGTATTAACCTGGGCTGCTATCGTTTTCTGAAATAATTCGTCATAATCGACGGCCGGCGCGAATTCCTTCGGATATTTGCCCAATATGTAACAAAATTTATCATTCTCACTGTCGAGACACGGGTATATCTTTACTTTTGTACCGGGTTTTATGACCTCGTATGTGTTAATCAGCTCAGCGTGTTTGTACAGCAAGTTATTGTATAGACCAGCTGCCTTTATTGTGTAATACGTGCCCTTGCCGTAAATGAGCTTGTCTTTGTCATGTACTACTCCAGGACCATCTGTGAGTTGGCCGTCCACAATCAACTTGCTAGACCAGTAATTGTTTATATTCGTAGACTGTACAATATCGTTAATATCTGTCAATTCGAATTCCTTCTTCAGGTCCCTGACAAATTTCAACAGGTCTTTGATATTATACGATGTTGAATTATCAAACAAGTAATTGATAATCTGCATGACTTTCTCTCTGGCGAATTTAGGTGTCCCCTTCTGAATAAGCTGCACGCCTTTCGGCACAATATTCTGCAGTCTCGGGTATTGCGTGCCATCTTCCCGTATCGTGTGCTTGATGTATTTCTTTTTCGTCAAAAATATTACCGACTCATTAATATTCTCTAATTCAAACTCCTGTATATTTTCGACACGGTATTTCTTCGCATAACCCTTGAGCTTCGATTTGAACAACGGCTCCAGTCTGAATTCAGCTATTTTTGTGATGAAATCTTGTTCATCGCCTTTCCATTTAGCGCTATTCATTGCCGGTTCGAATGAACAAAATAAAGAATCAGTATCAACATAGTTACTCACAGACACTTCTCTCTGGTACGTGCCGTCTTCCATATCTAACTGGGTGACTTCGCCTTCGTGCAGTGTCTTCGACTCTCTGTGAATCCAGTTATCTGGTATTTTTTCGACATCGCTTATTTTTAAATGCTCGTGCAGCTCATCGTCTTCATGCCAGTACTCGTACCAATACGTCTCATTAATAGTATCCATGTATTTGATAAGGTCACGACCCATCGCCGTGATGGCCCCTGCAATATCAGTCGTGGAACACACGAAAAACTCGTTACCGAATGCACCATAAACAGAGTTTAAAATTAATTTTAATCCTGTCTGAACGGCGTTATGGTAATTATATTTGTCGTTACATTCTTTCATTAACGCAATAACATCGTATTCACTAAGCGTATCTAAATATGATATTTCATCTGTAGATAATTGCTTTTTTTTCCTATCGATAATCATGCGTTCCATATAATTGTTATATAATATAATTGTTTATTAGTTTATTTTTAAACAAATAATAATTATATTATATAATACATAATACTATATATAGTGCATATGATTAAAGAAGAAAAGATACAGATAAAAATCAATAATACAAACAAAAGCTATTTTCTCAGCAAGGGATACGAATTAGAAAATGGCGATAAGACGGCGCAGGGTGTGATTTACACTGCAGACGTCAAGATACATGATTTGTCTACGAATTCGCATGCAGCCATTACTGCGATTTGCACTAAATGTGACGCAGAAAAATCGTTAATGTATTACAAATACGTGCAGAATGTTAACAGACACGGGTTTTATACCTGCAAAGCGTGCTCGCGCGGTAAAGCTAAAATAACCAATAACATGTTATTCGGTCACGATAGTTATATGCAGAGTGACGAGGGCAAAGAGAAATACAGGCAGACGTGTATGGACAGATACGGCGTGGAAAATGTGTTATTGGTACATGACATCCAGCAGAAAAAACAGAACACTTGCATACTCAAGTATAACAGCAAATCGCCACTGACGCATTTAGACATAAAAACTAAGTCGGTTGCGACAAACATGAAAAGATACGGGGCGGCAAGTTTCAATAAATCAGTATATTTTAAAAACAAAATCCAAAAAACCTGGGTCAATTTTTACATGTATAAACTGCCGAGAGATTACGACATACATAATTTTGAAATATTGAATGAAAACTTGTTAAAGATATTGTGCACAAAATGTGACAGATATTATGAAATACCGTACAAATTACTGTACCAGCGAGTTAAGTTATACGACGTGTGCCCGTGTACCGAGTGTAATCCCATCAACAGTAACATATCTTGCGCGGAACTCGAGTTATTTGACTACATAAAACAGTTTACGAATACCGAGCAGACAAATAAAACAATACTGAACGGCAAGCACTTAGACATATACTGCAAAGACGTAAATCTGGCAGTAGAGTACAACGGCGTATTCTGGCACTCAGAGAAATATAAAACGGACACGAACTATCATTACAATAAATCCACAGCCGCAAGTAAACAAAACATAAAATTATTCCACGTTTTTGAAAACGAGTGGAAACATAACAGCAACAATATAAAAACGCTATTACGTAATCATATCAATAAATCACATGATAAATTTACAAGCTACACCGTCAGTGAAATTACACAAGACGAAATCAAATATACCGATATTTCTACGGCCGTATTAGTCGATACAACTACGAATTAGCTGTAGGTGACACCGCCATAGCAAACATGTCAGTAGACGACAATACGATAACATACTTCAATTTCGACGCCGCATATGACCCCACGGATATATTCGATATATTCGTAAATGAATTAAATCTACACGCGTATTATTACACACACGACAACAATAACATATTCTTGGATACCGGGAAATTAAATTTTGTCAAATATGAACAGCCGAACTATAAATATTTTGATTCTAACAGCAAGGACACAATTTTACACGAAAACAGTGTTATCGATCTAAAATATAATAACGATGCCGTAAAAATATTAAATGACAACATTTTCAAGATATACGATTGTGGGTACACGGTGTATTCGTTACAGGCGAAACACACGTTATATAATAACGAGATGACAGCGTTTCTGAATATCAGCAAAATTGATTATACCGTCGAAAACAACCAATATTATTTCCATACTAGATCTGGCATGAGATATGAGATATGCTATATCGACAGTTCGAAACACTCGTTGAACGACATAGACAAGTCGTATTTTTTCAATTTGTCGTTACAGTCAGAGCAGAATAACTCGTTCAAAATGTGGGTAAAAGACTTCGAGTGGAATGACCCGGCGAAAAAAGAAATACTGAAATCGTATATCTTACACGCCGCGCACAAGACTATCGACAGGATATACGCGAGGGACTGTGAGATAGTGGTCGTAGATGGCGCGGTCGCCAGGGAATTTGAAAAGAAGAACTGTTTCTATGGCAGCAGAGGTGCGTCTCTAAATCTCGGGATGGTTCTCAAAAAAGACAGAAATAGTTTGAAAGCCGGCACTCTAGTCATGTTATACACATTCGGCTACAATTTTTTCGCCAAGAAACCCGGGGTGATAGAAATCATACGCGTCGGTACATTGAAATATCACTCTGTCGTCGGCGGAAGCTCTAGACTGTTCAGACATTTCATAAACAACCATGAGTTCCTGGAAGTTGGCAAGAAATCTATACAGGTGAACGAAATCAAGTTCTATTCCGACTACGACCACAATATCGGCGGCAGCCTGGAAGATATTGGGTTCACGTTCGTAAACTACTCGAAGGGCGGGGTTATGAATTACTGGGTACATACAGATGAAATAAAACACAGGCAGCCCATGAAACACTCCGCGGTAAAATCCGAGATCGCAAACGGAAATGTAATATGCGTCCCTAACGCCGGCGTAAAAGTATTCGTGTATGTTAAAAATATAATTTGATAGATATTAATTTGTGAAATAAAGGACACATAATACGGAATAATTATTTTCTATTTTTCAAAACATTTCATGAATATTGCAATATATAGATATACAAACACTAAATAAAAACAACAAAAAATATGGATTCAAACGTTACCAAGAGAAACGGGGAAAAGCTAAGTTTCGATGCCGAGAAAATCAACAAAGTTTTAATGTGGGCGACAGAAGGTCTTTCTGGGGTGTCTGCAAGCGATGTAGCAATGAACTCACACATTCAATTCTTTTCAGGAATAAAGACCAGCGCGATACATAATGTATTGATACAGTCTGCAGTCGACCTGACAAACGAGAAAACACCAAACTACCAATATGTTGCAGCAAATCTTTTAAATTACCTGTTGCGTAAGGAGGTATTCGAGGTGAAGACCGAGATGCCCCACCTGTGGAACGTCATAACCAATAATGTCAAGGCTGAGGTATACGACCCGGTCATATTGGAAAAGTACACGAACGAAGAAATATCTGTCATCAACCTGTACATCAAACACAAGCGAGATTACGATTTCACTTACGCCGGTCTTCAACAGCTGATGGACAAGTACCTGGTCAAAGACCGTTCTGTCGGTAAGATATACGAGACGCCGCAATACGCATTCATGTTGATAGCTATGACAGTATTCATGGATTACGACAAGGACACACGTTTCAAACATATCAAGGAACTATACGACCTAATATCGTTACAGAAAATATCACTGCCTACGCCGATTATGGCCGGGATCAGGACACCGAACAGGCAGTACAGCTCATGTACGCTAATTGAAACTGGCGACTCATTAGATTCCATCATATACGTAAACGCGGCAATCACTAAATATGTGAGCAAGCGCGCGGGCATCGGCATCAATGTCGGTAAAATCCGTGCAGTAGGCTCTAAAATCCGCGGCGGAGAGATTGTACACACCGGGGTAATCCCGTTCTTGAAACAGATGCAAAGCTCGGTACATTCATGTTCCCAAGGCGGTATCAGAAAGGGTTCCGCAACAGTATATTTCCCGTGGTGGCATAAAGAGATTGAAGACGTATTGGTGTTGAAGAATAATAAGGGCACTGACGACAACCGTGTACGACATATGGATTACGGCATCCAGTTCTCTAAGATGTTCTACAAGAGATTCATCGATAACGAAGACATATCACTATTCAGTCCGCACGACGTGCCGGGTTTATACGATAGCTTTGGCGTCAACGAGAAGTTTGACGAACTGTATGAGAAATACGAGGCTAACAAAAAGATTGTACGCAAGACAGTGAAAGCCCGCGACCTGATGAACAGTTTCGCGCAGGAACGCATCGGAACGGGACGTCTTTATGTGATGAATATCGATAATGTGAATTCGAATTCTCCGTTCATCGAGTGCGTGAAAATGTCGAATCTTTGCGTGGAAATTTGTCTTGTTACCAGCGAACTAAAATCGATATACGATTTTGATGACAAACCGGAAACTGAACACCTTTCGGAAGGCGAGATTGCCCTATGTGTTCTCGCAGCACACAACTTGGGCACCATAAAGAACAACGAAGAGTTATACAAGGCGTCCGAATACATTGTGAGATTATTAGATTTTGTTATAACCCACCAGGACTACCCGGTTAACGCGTCTAAGAAGATGTTGAAACGCAGAAGCATAGGTGTCGGTATCACAAATTTCGCATACTGGTTGGCCAAACAAGACCTGAAATACACTGACGCCGAGTCTCTGACTGCCGTAGACGAATTGTTCGAGCACATACAGTATTCTCTATTGGTGGCATCTAATAAATTAGCGGAAGAGTTGGGCGCGTGTGAATGGTACGATAAGACGACGTACAGCAAAGGCGTCTTGCCAATAGACAGATATAACAAGAATGTAGATGACTTAGTGAAACGCACACACTCGTGCGACTGGGAGGGGCTGAGAGTGAAACTCGACCTCAAAACGGGAGCGGGTTTACGCAACTCGGTATTGACAGCCGTCATGCCTGCGGAATCTTGCGTTACAAAAGATACTAAAATAATATTAGAAAATGGCGATATTAAATCGTATACTGAAATTTTCAAAGAACAAAATATAGATGTTGAAAAAATAGAAAAGAACGGAATATCAAACTGGTATGAATTTGAGACTCCATTCAATGTTAAAACTAAAGATAGTTCTGATATATGTAATAAGTTTTATTATAATGGATTAAAATCATTATATGAAATAGAATTCACTGACGGTAAAACATATAAAATGACAGCAAATCATAAGCTCTTAGTTAATAGAGATAATATCGAAATATGGACGCGAGTTGATGAACTGAAAGAATTTGACGATATTATTAATATTTTTGAATAAGCCGGCATATTCTAAATTTAGAATATATGTCATTATCTGTAAATAGCAGTAAAAAAATAAAATGCAGTCATACTATAGAAGAATTAGAATATAAATTACAAATGTTTAATCAACAACACATAAAATAAAAACAAAAATAAAATATGAGAATTACAAAAATCACAAAATTACAAGAACAAGAACATACTTATGATATAGAAGTATTAAATCAACATAATTATATATTAGATAATGGTTGTGTATCACATAATTCCGCAGTAGTACAGAATGCGACTAACGGTATGGAACCTGTACGAGCATTGGTGACGACAAAGCGCTCCAAGTCGGGTCTAGTCAAACAGGTTGTCCCGGAGATAACTAAATTGAAGAACAAATACCAGCTGGCTTACGACATGGGCGACAACAAGGGTTACACTAACATCGTTGCGGTAATCCAGAAATGGATCGACCAGTCGGTGTCTGCAAATCACTACTACGAGTACAGTAATGACGGTATCTCTCTGGGCGGTGTTATCAAAGACTTGTTATACGCGTACAAATACGGTCTAAAGACCTTATACTATGCAAACACTGACGACAAGAAATCCGATGACATCGATGAGATGGGTAAAGACTCCGGTTGTGATTCTGGCGCATGCTCAATTTAAAAAAAAAATATAAGATATGAAAAACATCATAAACACAAAGCAAATAGATTACAGAAAGGAACCGATGTTCTTTGGTGCAGAATTGTCGTTACAACGATATGACCAGCCTAAATACGAGAAGATTTTCAACATGTTCAAACAACAAATATCTTTCTTCTGGAGACCGGAAGAAATTAATTTGAGCAGGGACAAATCCGACTTTCAGTCGTTGTCTGACCACGAGCGTTTCATTTTTACAAAAAACCTCGGGTACCAGATATTACTAGATTCTGTACAGTCCAGGGGAATTTCACATTTGCTGAAAGACTGTTCGAATCCGGAGATCGAGGCATTTGCCAAAACTTGGGAGTTCTTCGAGACGTTACACTCGTACTCGTATACATACATCATCAAACAGATTTACACTAATCCGTCTGAGGTGTTCGATACCATACTTGATGACCCGGAAATTATCAAACGCACGTCGTCCGTGACCAAGTATTATGACGAGCTTATCGAGGCCATTCCTGATGACACATTGAAGAATCGCAAGAAGAAACTTTATCTGACTTTAGTTTCCATAAACATACTCGAAGGCATACGTTTTTACGTGTCTTTCGCGTGTTCATACTGTTTCGCACAGAACAAAAAGATGGAAGGCAATGCGAAAATCATATCGCTAATAAACCGCGACGAGAACCTACACATGGGGTGTTCGTCGTTGATACTCAAATATTTGGCAGAAGACGAGACTGAGGGATTCAAAAAGATTGCAGCAGAATGTGAAAAGACTGTGATAAAAATGTACCAGGACGCGGCAGACGAAGAGATTGAGTGGGCGAAATACCTTTTCAAAGACGGCGCCATGATTGGAATGAATGCTGACATCCTCATCCAGTACATGAAATGGCTCACTAATAGCCGGATGAAAACCATAAAATTGGAACCGATATTCGATAAGGTACAGAATCCAATAAGTTGGATTACCAATTGGACCGAAAGCAAATCGATGCAGGAAGCACCACAAGAGACTGAGATAGTGACATACACCACGGGCGCGTTCAAACAGGACTCGTCAGATGTTGATTACGGAGATTTTAAAATGTAAATATGACGACAAGTAAATTGAAGAAAGGTGGAATACACCAAGCAATCGACCAGCTAAAAAATGCCGGCTGGCGTCCATCAAATAATGCAAGTATTAAAGAGTTATGGATTAATGACAAGTTAGGCGCATGTATTGACCAGGGCATTGTTGGTCACAAATGGTTATTGTTTAACAACGGCGACCATGAATGGTCGTTATTGGACTACAATACCGATATAAGGTATCCAGTACGCACAATAAGCGGCTTAAACAACATTATTCGCACTAAAAGTATAAAAATATAGTTAAAAATTAAATATATAATATATAAATATTAACCTTATTAAGTATCCGTATGATTACATCGATAAACGAGTGGAAGAAACAAAATTCCAAGAATAATACAGTTAATGAAAACGGATTACCTGTCAGTATTCCGGGAAAGCAGGCAGACCCTATAAATGTACCGCACGCGGATGTAGACACCTTAAACAACATCATAAAGATTGGCGAGTATGCCAAATCTCTAGAATTGACTAAGGGCCAGACTATAGACGTCATATCGACGATATTTATAGACCCGGCACATGTTCCAGAAGATATTTCTGTGGCTTTCGTACAGGCACACTTGGGTGAAATAACACAGTACATCGAATCGTTACCTGACTCAGATTTTCCAGAAACAGGTTACTCTTACACAATGGACATGGAGAAAAATGACCTACCTTTCGAGTGTGCGATGTTTGTTCCAGACTCTAGCAAAATATCGATGTTGGCAGAATCACTCAATACACAGATTAAGAAAGACGGATTCAAGGCGATATACGAGAATGGCATATTCTTCATAAACTCATTAGACAAGTTGAACGAGAAAAACAAGGATGTCGTTTATAACATACTCTCCGAATGCAATGCAAAAAATATAAGCAATACACTGAAATGGAAAAGAAAAATCGCTTAATAACTCTCAAGACTTTCGAGGAATTCAAGTCAGATAATGCGAACCATTATGCCGATGTACTAGCGTACTGCAAGTACATCCTTGAGTACCTGAATACTAACGGAGTCAAAGAGATAGATACAAAACATGTTAAAATGGTTAACGCTGGCGATTGGCAAATCGAAGGGTCCGTATACACGTCTGAACTACAATCGGAAGACGACACACTCGACACAGAGATAACATTGCACAGCATAAACGGGCAGGACAGCATAATGGTACACGTGACAGGCTACGGCAAGACCACACACGATAACCCTGGCGACTATGACACCCCACCGGAATTCGAGTCTGAGTCACACATGACGATAGAAAGCATAACTCTCTTCACAGAAGACGGCAGCAACGATTACAGTATTGCAGTAGGCGGTGAACTAGAGGGTGTAGTAACAAATATAATAAATAAAATAGCAAAATAAATAATATGAAAAACCTAACATCTCTCATAAAAGAGAATAACGAAACTAAGAAATACAAATACACAGCGACAGTCCTCATTGAAGGTAATGTAATAGCAATGTCTGAAAGTGATGCCGGGGAATTAGTTGACAAAGAAATCGATACTATAACAAATATGGTAAGTTATGAAATCGGCAATATTGAAGAAGTTCAATCCGGCGTACAGGAGAACTTCTTAGAAGGCGCTGATGACGAAGAAATTGCACAATCGACGTACAATGACATCATTACAGCATACGAAGACAAAACTGCAAACATGAAAGACTACTACAAGGCTATGGTTGCCACAAGATTACGTATGTACTTCAACAAGTAAAAATGGATGCGAATGATGTAAAGTCTACAAACTGTTCGGACACAAACGATATATCAAAGAAATTGGATGTTGCCGACAATGTATTGACAAAACTCAAAGTAATTCTAAAAAAACATTGGGGCATACTTTTATTCATATTATTTTCATACTGCATGTATCTAGTATTCACTAAATCCATGCCAGCTACAGAACAAGAACAGGTGCAAGAATACGTCGTAGATACGGTATACACTGACGATATTCAGTATAGTGAAAAAGAAGAAGAATACTACAAAGAATATATGACAAAATAAATATACATATATCATGAACTTGAATAAAATATACTTTATCATCAACGATATTCTAGACTCATACATCTTGGAAGGTATCAACCCGGAAGATTTATTGACTTTCCTGAATGCCGACGAGGATAATTACAAATTTGTCTACAACAAGGTGTACCGAAAACTAAACCTAGACAACATACAGTTTGAGAGTACTGTACTGTCAGAATGTTTGCAGGACAGCATAAGAGACAAGATAGGTATGTTGAACGACATGTCTAAAAAATGACGAACAAATCATCATATGTGCAACTGTCAAAAAACAGATTATGGCCGTCAGGGCCAAGTAATTGACAAAAAATAATGTATTTACGTATCAAATTAATGAAAGGTCTCGATTATTCGAGACCTTTTTTTAATATATAAATTTATGGGCAACCTGGATTATTACTACAGAACAAACAGTTATGAATTGGAAAACATCCTAAAAAAAGGATTGTCATACGACTATTACAATACAGCCAGTGAATACGGGTTCTGTCTGTATATGTCTGGCCGGCCTAACGTGAATTTTGACGAGAAAAACATAGTGACCAGAGTGCATTTCAAGAATCTGGATGGCATACTCTTCGTAAAAAATTTCCAAGAACTGCTCACAGATCACATGTCCAAGATAACGGCTACATCAGCGGTCAATATAAACACACAATCGGCGCCTGTAAACATAAACAACGTCAGCGTCATTCCTGGAAATATCATAGGACTTGCGGCACAGAACAACGCTTCTGAGAACGGTAGATACCTGTACCTCGGTGCAGGCAAGCCTATTGAGCGCTATCTCGATGTTTCATCTTACATAAACACTTTTGGGATAACAGACAGGATAGGTACCAAGGCTGTAGTGCCTTACATGAGAGCCAACAAATACAGCGGCGTCATGGAGACTGGCAAGAAACTGATGGTACTGTACGACACGACCAATATCAGATACATAAAATTATACGACAAAAACAACAAACATGAACACGTTCAATAACAGATTTATAAATAACTGGAAAGACCTGCAGACAGCAGTGTTGGGTTTCGAATTCGAATTCTTCTCGAACCATTCTTACATCAAGACAATGGAACTTATCAATTTAGAGTTCTCGCCGATTGAAGTATGGGGTTTCAACCAGTACCATTCTGACTTCACAGTGACTGATAAGAAGTTCAAGATAGAACCAGATTACTCTGGAGGTTCTGAGATGATTGAGCTCATAACAGGGCCAATCAACTGGGTCGATGCTAGAATCATATTGATCAAGGCACTCAACTTCATAAAGAAATACGGTTACACTAACGATTACTGTTCTGTGCACATCAACATATCGTTCACAGACATGCATGTCAAGCAGATGAATCCGATAAAACTGATATTAAATTTCAACGAAGACTTTGTATACGATAAGTTTCCATCACGTCGGAACAATATATACGCGCGTTCAGTCAAATGGGTGGTACCTTTCGAAGACTGGGAAGACTCAGAGGTCGCATTGAATTCCATTATACAGTGTGTACAGATTCCAGATGATACTAAATACTACGGTATAAACATACAGAAGATGTGGATGAACTATTTGGAATTCAGGTACATCGGTGGAGCAGATTACGAGAATAAAACGGATGACATATTAACGCTTATGGACTATTTCATAATGCAGACAAGGAAAGCAATAACAGAAGAGTTACTGCCCGAGGACAATATAAAACTGCTCAGCTATCTCGAGGACAACATCAACTGGTTTAAACAGTACAAGACTTACGACGACTTCCTAGCGAACATAGACGGCATAAACATAGAGATTGACCAGGTGCCGGAATATGACGCAGTTATAGCGTCTTGGGATAAGGTAAAGAACAAACTGTTCGACATAATAAAGTCATGTGACAGCATAAAGAATGCCACTATAAATTACAATTCAACAACTAACAGGGTGGAAGTCGTGGACGCATTAATAAGTAACATACATTATCTAAAAAGTGTTGATTTTGTCAACTGTCGGATTAAGGAATGTACTCTATATGACTGTCATATCGTAGATACAGAAATAAACGGCGGTCACATATACAATTCAAAAATATTCGACAGTAAATTGGAAGCGTGCAGATTATCAAATTGTGATGCCAAAGACTGGGCAGAATTGACAAAGTGCATGTTCGATGGCGGTTTGATAGATTGCATCATGAAAGACGGCGTATTTCGTTCTGGCGAGATTGGTCCCAACGCACATATAGACATGACTGTCAAGATGGCAAACAAGGACACATTCTGGGCAATATCACCAAACGACAAGCTCATAAAGGGATTGAAGAAATAAGAAAAACCACCACAAAAAATAACGATGGAAAAGAGATTAAATTTAGACGAGATATTAGACGTTGTGAGACAGAACGTTACGCTTAGCTGTAGGTTACCATACACTCTCGGCAGTGAGAACGTAGAGCGTATCATAAAATACGACGCACTGAGATATTTCTACCGCGAGTACAAATGGGCAAACCAGAAGACTTATTACTATATAGATTTGCTTTCAATGTGGAAGAACAAATCTACTGACATAAAATTCCTGACACTACCGGACGAGATAGAGGCAGTGCGATGGATTTACATGGTCAATTACAGAGACATGCACAATCTCGGTTACCTACTGCCTAAAGGCGGTGTGAGCTTTGGTCAAACTTCGCAGCCCTACATTGCTGCGATAAACGTCGGAGAGTTCGCCGAATCTATGGCGGTGATGCAGAACATGCAGGACGCCCTGGCAACGTTCAACAAGAACACTGTAAAATTCAGTTTCGACCCGAACAGCAAGCGTTTCGAAGTGCAGACGAGTCTCCGCAGGAACCTGATTCTGGAAGTGTGGGCAAACATACCTGAAGAGTATCTATTCGGAGACCCTTATTTCCTGAAGTACGTTACAGGCATGGCCATGATGGATTACGCGACACACCTGTCTTTCACTGACATGCAACTCGCAGGCAATACAAAAATCAGTACTGACAGGATATACGACCGTGGCGACAAGATGGTGCAGGAAGTCAAAGACTATATAAAAAATATCACCAGGGGCGGATTCTTCTTCAACAAAACAAGATGATTTTTCTTTAATAAGGAAATAAGTTTTTTAACTATCACACAATAATAGAAAAATAAAACTATGGCACAAGACATATCAGACATTTACATAAAAGGGAAATTCGACCCAAACTTTGATGATTTCAGGGTAGAGAACGTGACGTACATCGACGCTGTCGTGGCCAAGATATACATGATACTGATGACCAATAAGGGCGACGTTATGGGCTCACCAGACTTCGGTGCGGACATCCCAAAGTATTTGTGGAAGACAAAATTTCCAGCTTCTACGATACAGGCAAACATCGCGGACCAGTTCGCACGGTTTATACCCGAACTGAATGTGGGTGACTATAACATTAACGTTTACATATTGCCTGGCAAGACGCAAGACGTCGGCGTAGTAGCTATTTCATTGGGAATCGCAGATGTTAATGTACTGTTTAGATAAATACGCAAATCTAAAAATAATTTTGGCATATGGCATAATTATTTTAAATCATGTGGGATTCTACTTCGTCCAGGCACATGGTCCAGAACAGCAGTTTTATAACTCTAATCATGCGATATATATATTATTTCAGGAAGATGCCCGAACACGAAACCAGTCACATGACAAAGCCAGACTTCGATGTCAAAAGGTATGCCATTGTATTCATTCATCTTGTAAAGTGCACCGCCGATGTCTGGGGTGTCTTTAATCTTATCGAGCGTGAAATTATGGTCATCAAAAATCGCTGTGCTCAGTGTCAGACGTACTTTGTCTTCCCCTTGAGACACTATTTCGAGCATCGTGTCTGCACCACAGACCATCTCGAGCTCCCACTTCTCGCCTGTCCATTCTGGCACGTCTGCGTACCACTTAGAATCGTTGTCCTTGTAAAACAACACATTCAATACTTTATTACTTTCTTCAATCATTGTTATTTACCTTTTAAAAACATGTATGTCTTGAACTCCACCTGCTGTTCGAGCGTGTTCAACTTGTCCAGTTCGTCTGCCATTATCCACTTCACACTCTTGTAAGACGCTATGATGCTGTTGTCTTCCTTCAGTTTGAATATGTTGTTAGGTTCTATGCTTGTGCCTATCAGGGCTACCCACTGTCCGTTTCCTATTACAGGCTTGGCGAACGTTATACGTATGTTCTTAGAGTCCTTCTTGGGTATGACGCTTCCGGCCCACGGATTCATAAGTTTCAGGTTGTAGTTAAGATTTTTCACTTCCACCTCCTTAATCTTGTTCAATATGACCCGGTCTACAGTGTCGATCTGGTTCTTCTGTAACAACGTCTGTTGGTTGTTGCGTATCTTGTTGAAGTCGGCTTGCGCAATTATCTTCGCCATCGCCTTATCTCCGGTCTCGTTGTATCCTGCCGGGGCAAGTCTAAAGAATGCACCGGTGAAAGTCATACTGAGAATCCTGTCAGCTCTGAATAATCTCCATTCCTTCTCGACGTTTCCGCCATTGCTGACAGACCATCCGTTAAGGTGGTAACCTCTAATCAAGAACTTGTCATCCTTAGATTTTCCTATCACCATCGGGTATATCGTTCTCTCGTGTCCCTGCATCTGTCCGTCATCGTCTCCCTTGTAGTCGATTTGTATAATCATACCCCATTGTATGGCCTTCTCAATCAGCTCTTGTGAGAACTTCACGTGAGTGTTTGCCGGAAAGTCGTCGAAGACGTCAGAGTTCTTCAGAGAGAACCTGGGCACCAATGTGGTGTCATTCTCGTTGATTCTCATCAGAAATGTCGGTTTCATGAGGAATATTAGGTCTTTATTCGCGTTATATAGTTGTTTCTTGTAAAATTCCATAACTTATATATTAAACCAAAAACAATTCCCACTTGTCTATGTCTATTTTTTCATTCTTTTTGTCGTACAAATCGTACACCGCCAGGGTATTGCGCCCGACTCCGTGTAACATGTGTTTTGACAGAATCTCGAAGCGCTTCTTGCGGCCTCTGGCCAACATCGGCGGGTTCAAGACGAACAGCCTTATGTTCTCGGCGATGTCCTCATCGACACTGCGTTCCCAGAATTTTATGAATGGCTCGTTCTTTATCGCGCCGAATTTCTTTGTCAACCACGGGAAAAGACTGAAATGCACGTAGTGCCCGAACTCGTGTAACATTGTGCCTATCACGTTCGTCTCGTAAATCATCATCGGGTGGTCATTTTTGCTCGTTCTGTTACATCTCTTCACATTCACGTATATTGCGTCAGGTCTATCGAACCTGTAATATCCGATGTGCTCTATCTCGTCAGATATTATAATTTCCGGAACCTTGATTCCATTGTTCTTACAGAACTCTGATATTATACCACAACCAATGTCAAATTCATCTAATTTCGTCATAGTTACAAGTTTTATAGAAATTTATTCCTATGCAGCTTTTTTATAATTATTTTAAATCATAATCTTGTTTTAAACATTAACTGACATAGAGTAATTAGAATAACTCTTATCGCCGGTTATCTCTTTCACTATCAAACTCTTCACAAATTCTGGCATATCTATTCTCTGGTTTATGTCTTTCAATTCAATCTCGAGAATCCACATAGATGGCGTCGAATGTAATTCATCGAAAAGCAGCCCGTCGAATTCATAGACCAATCCGTCAATCTTTATTTTGTAACGGTGTTTGAACATGCATTTTGTCGTGCTGCCGTTGTGCAAAGTATCGCCGATTATAGCTTTTTCAAATTGTTCTTGTGTTATCTTGTGTTCAATCTCCTCATTAACTCCGAAAGATATATACTTCTTGACTGTATGATAGCACGTAATTTCTGCACCGTCAAAAGATTTTCTAAATCTGCCGTCTTTTGTGTAATATTGTTTGATGTGCAACAGCTCTTCGAACTGTGTATTCACTGGCAATTTTTTTATTAGCCACCTGCGTTCAATCTCCAGATTCTCCGGTTTCAGCCAGGGCCTTGTCAGACCGGACCAATCCTGCATGTCACCAGATTTACACACGCACCAGTTGTAGAGCATGTATAATAGTGTCGAATCGAAGTACTTGAAAGTCTTCGCAGTCATGTCACCGATGTAATATAATACCCATACTGGAACAAACGCTATTGTTTTCTTCATAATTTTTGATAAGCACATTTGAGTACTTATCATTTTACGAGTTTTTCTGCCATTTGTTTGGCATACTCAGTAGATATTTCTTCCTTGTACATGGTATCTTCCAAAGGCCCATACTCGCTGGTGAATTCCACCAGGTTTCCATTCATCTTACCGGTGTGTTCGACTCCACCAGTCTCATAGTGTGTCCGGCAGATTGTGTAGTCCTTGCAATTCAATACAATGTCACGCAGCGAACGCTCCCTCTTGTAGAAGTATACGAAAACTACGTAACCGACCCGGTAGACAGCGTGGTATACGTATTTGTCGTCTTCCATCAGAATCTGCTTGATGTACGAGTCAAAACCGCCGATCATCTCGCTGATGATTTCAGTACCTTCCGTGTCTTCTACGATACACCCGACAAATTCCAACGGATGTGCTTCCGGTCTATACTCTAATTTAGTTATGTCCATATGATTATGTTTATTTGAATTTTATCCTGTGCATTTTATGAATTTTCTGTATGTGTTTCAGTATGACGAACATGTATGCCGCCCTATCGTGTTCTAATGTGCTTAAATTTAATTTATTGTGAAACTCGTCATCAAACTCGAATTTCAAGTCGAAATCGTCGGCACTGTCAGTGACCGACAATATCAGTCTCCCTCTGGCATTAGACGACCATATATTGTTTTTTGAATAGTACAGCTCGTGTATGACATCTTGTTTCTTCTTGTACGATTTGATGTCATACTCGTGGAGCGTGCCTTTATTTTTTGTGATTGTGTATACTTTCGTCTTCTTCATGATATGTTTTACTTGATGTGATTTATTTAGTCTTATCCGGCTCTGGTTTTACGCACAGTTGGGTGTCCAATTCCCTATAGAAGTCTATGGCGACGCTCACCGAAACTTTAACGACATTTATACGAGTACTCTCGTATACATCACTTATACGGACTTTCTCGTCGGTTGCCGTCAAGTTCGCAATAACTAGCTTCTGCGCCATCTCCTCAATTTTATCCCTGTCTTTCATCTCTGTGTATTATAGTTTTGTGATTATATCTAAAAATTCTTGGTACTCGACGATGATAGTCCCATTCTTCTCGGCTTTCTGCATTTTTGTCGTTATCGACGCCTTAGAGTTTGTCACTAAATAATTGGTCGACTTCGAAAGACTTTCTTCTTTGCATTTCCCTGACATTTCCACTTCCCTCGAGTATTCGCCTTTCGTGGAATGTCCAGAACTTGGAGAGCCTGTCATGCAATAAGTGATCAGACCCACTTTGGCCGGCTCAGGTTTGATTATCTTCACGTTGTTGTCAAGTAATATGCCCACGAGAGCTTTGACCTCGTCCTGTGGCCCAGAATGCGTCACAAAGCTCTCGACAACAGACTTCTGCAATCCTGCAAAATCGTGTGGTATCTTAACCATCCAATTTGCCAACTGCTTAGAAATGGTGCGACCGCAGTTCTTGTACTGCATCGCATATATGACTTGCCACAGTTCGACCTCGTTCAATGCGAACACGTTCTCGACAAGTAATTCCAATTCTCTGCCATCACGGTATAAACCCGATTGTAACAATTGCATTCTGAGACCGTCTGGGTTGGTGCACAGAATAGACTTCAAATCCATCCCCGCAGCAGTAAGTTTCTCACACGTCGCAGGACCGATTCCCTCTATTCCTAATGCGACTATCGCGTTCGATAATTTTATGGACCTGTATTCCTCAGTATTCTCGAAATCTGTCAACATTAAGTTAACGCCGTCAAAGAACACCGGTTTACCGTTCCACTCCGTTGGCATGTCGAATTGCGTCTCAGACGGAGTCACGACTTCAACAATCTTCGGGATAATGTCTCCGGACTTCACCAACGACACGGTAGCCCCAGGGAAACACTTGTTCGCAATCATCCACGACATGTTATACAGACTCGCTCGTTGTACAGTTGAGTCCAATAATTCCACTGGCTCCAATATTGCGATCGGGGTCAATTGTCCTCTCTTGCCTAACGTCAACTCGTACCCCGTCGTTTTCGTGATTGCCACTTTAGTCTCAAACTTTATGGCCATGGCCCAGAACGGGTGGTGGTCGTTGCGCCCGATGAGCGGCCTGATGTCCTCTGTCATTTTCGCGACGATACCGTCTAATTGGTATTTGCACGTCGCTCTGTGCGTCCTGAATTTCTCGTATATCTTCACAAAATTACTCTCGCTCAATTGTGACGATTCGAAAACCATGTCGAAATCGTGCACGTTGAATCCCCATCCCACCAATTGTGACTTCGTGTCTCCGGAAAACCCGACAATTTCGAATGCTATGACATCGATGTCGTTGAGATAGTTACCAGACGTCAATGAGCCGGCAACGAAGTTGCGTGCATTGGTGTATTTCCGAGTCAGGTCGGCGCCGTTCTTCTTGTACGCATGCTCGAACAGGTATTGGTCTATCACAGCCTCGCCGCGAATCTCTCCGGTGAAGCCCTTGATTACTGCAGGGAAATGTTTTCTCAATTTCTCGGTATAGTCCTGTCCTATTTTCCCGTCGCCGCGTGACGCAATCTGTTTCAATCTGCCATCGACGTATTCTATGTTTATAGCGTTACCGTCGAGTTTGGGTTCGAAACATACGTGGGTTTCTGTGCCTGCTGGAATCTGTGACAACCATGCGGAAAAATCCGAGTACGGGACGAACCCGGGCTTGAACTGGATCTTCGCGAGACTCCCCATGACGCTGTTGTGCTGTACCACGCCCTTCTTCTTTTTCGTACCGGCTCCCACCATGTCTAATACGAACGAGTCCTGTGCTCTAAGCATGTCCTCGAGAATGTCGAATTCCTCGTCGGTCATTATGGGCTGACCCGCATAATATGTTTCTTTGGCTTTTAAATAAAGCGTTTCGTCTGCTGTGTACTTCTGGGTTTTTATCATACTGTAAATATAGTGATAATATTTGGAATAAAAAAATTTATTTTACATGTCCTGATTTGCTTGGTAACGCTGACAATAGGACGAGGTCAGCATTCGCCTGTATAAGTCCAGGTCTACACGCTCACGGTTTATTGTAGGCGCACGTTTCATGGTCGATACGCGTTCAAGTATGCGCTCGACTATCATGTTGTTTGCGTCCAGCAACTCGTTGTGGCATATGTCCCTGTAGCTTTCGATGTATTCTACATTATCCTTGAATGTCTCAAACATGTCGTCGCCGATGTTGTTAGCCATCGCTCGCCTGTCCATCTCGCGTTTCAAACTAAGAAAACGTTTATGCAGGAATTTAATCTTGTTATAGAAATACAGGACGTGTCCGCTGCCCAGCACAAAACTGTCTGGGTATTTCCTGTGCGCGTCAGTCCGTCGAATCTTCAACACCGCATTGGGTATGCGGATTATCTCTCGGTACTCCGCGACCAAGTGCTGGTCAATGAGATGCTCTGGGTTTATGTTCGCGTTTATCCTTGTCATCGTGTATGTCTAGGTCCGCGTGATGCGTATAAACTCCGAATAAAAATCATTTTGTCTTAGATTTTAATTCTTTTATGAATTTGTCTGTGTCTTCTATCAATTTCGAGGAACGCTCATGCATATCATAAAATTCGAAATCTTTATACTGCGCAAGAAAATTGCGGTCTTCGCTATTCGCGTCATCTGCACATATCTTCTTCACTAGTCTCACGTCGTTAGTGTCTCTGAACTTGTGATACACGGGTATATCACAATTCAAAATTCCTGCATATTTTGCGTAAGTCATCGAGATGTAATTGTTCGACCGGTGAACGGAAAAAACGTACATGATTTGTCTGTCTATCCTGCCTTCATAACATACATTATTATTCATTTGGTACCTATGCCAGCATATCTTCTCCATTACTGTTCAATCAATATCAGACGACTCGAATACGACGTGTCAGATTCAAACCCCTCGTAACAATCGAAGAACATCGTGTCAGCACGCTCGGCAGTCGTCCGCTTACGCACAAGTACCCACAAACCGGCGTCTTTCCATGTCGCATTGACTATCTCCATTCCAACAGGAATCTTCTGGACAGCATGCGTGCCGTCTGTGCCGGCTCTCACATCGTCAAATTTAGTGCACGACGTTAAGGCAAATGCTACTGCTGCAGTTATCAATAGCATAATTTTTGTAGTTTTATTTAGTTTCATAATGTAACCTGT